CCCGCAGTTCCTTCCCTATGCCGTGAACCGTGCTTTGACGGACTGGCAACCGCGCGGAGACGCGGCGCGCTGACCTGGCCCATGCCCAGGAGCGCCATTGCGCCGGACGAATGCCCCTCGGGTGGGGCAAGCAACATCGGCGTGCAACTTGTGAAAGACCGGGGCTTGCCCGGTCGATGCCGTGGTGCCCAACTTCCCGGCCGGCCCGCATGTGCGGTGGCTGGGTACGTTGAAGGCGATGATAAGGCGATGCCTAATTTATTGCAATAGGCGTTGCCTTATTTTTTCGATACACTGCCAATGCGTTCAGTGAAGACGGACTTCAAAGTAGGCCTCCTCCACGGCAATCCCTTGGAGTCCGGCTTGCTGGGCTGCCTCATAGGCCTTCTGCCAGGAGAGCGCCACTGGCTCGTTGGCCTTCCCGATTACGCCGCCCTCGGCCGCATCGTTGAAGAGCTTGTAGGCCCGTGTCATGGCCTCGTGGTTAGGGAAGCTTCGTTCAATCACCTTGGCGAAGCGGGCTTCGGCCTTGGCCTTGATGTCGTGCTCGATGCCGATGCAGTCTTGAAGGGTGACTCGGAACGAGGTGAGGGCGGAAGTGGTCATGTGCATCCTTGGTGCTGGTTAAAAACACAGTTCCAGTATGCATGAAGACTGTATGCGTGCACAGTAATTTGTTACATGGTTCGCTACGCGCCAGCAGGCGGCCATGAAAAAGCCCGCTCAAGGCGGGCAAAGGAAGACTATGACCAAGAGTGAGCAGTCTGCCCCTGAGGGGTCAGAGATTCTTATCAACTCCATCGATCCGCGGACTCTGAGTGTTGGAGATGGGGCCGATGGCCGACCTATATGGGTAGCGGTAGACGCTGTAACGCAACGTGTGTACCGAGTTTACGCAAATGGGATCGCAACAGGGTTTGGTGATGGTGTACTGACTATAGCCGCTGCAACAAAATCTGGCACCAAGCAATTCGAGCAGAATACGTCCGGGCTGAATATGGCTGTTACTGAGGGGGATGGAACCAGTAAATGCATAACTCTTTACGAGCTATCAGGCAAGGTCGGTTGAGTCATCTTCAATCAAAGCACTAATTCTAGGCGTGACGTTTTCGATATGCGGGAGAGATTTGTCAACTGCGGGCGCTTCTCTGATGACAAAACGAGTGCCTTCGACCTTTCTACTGGATAAATCAGAGAGCTTTCTTCGGAATTCCGTCTTGAATACCTCGACAAGTTCGCTGAGGCAATCCTCAGCAGACTCGTCAATGTAGAAGGTGGTGCATTTTGGGCATGCGTATAGTTTAAATTTTCCGTTCCTGCAAAATGTAGCAGATGAGTCGCAAAGAGGGCATGTGGTGTTCATGTGTCTTAAGCTAGTTATCTAGATTCAATGCTTCATAGTCCACCAGGCCAACACCTTGCCGGCGATGTTGATGCACTCAGATGCTTTACGAAGATCAATTCGCTCTTCGTCGGGATAGTCCACGATGTTGTCGCTGCGAAGGACCAGTGTGCCGTCAGAAAGTATTAGGGCTTTCTTCAACAAGAGACGGTTGTAAACATCGATGACGTAAATACCCTGTGCATCAATGGTCCGCTGCCCCATATCCACAAACACCAAGTCTTCATCTTGAATTGTTGGTTTCATGCTGTGGCCGTTGCCCGTCATGATCTTGATGCGCTCGGGGTTGACAGTCCCGATCTTCTTGCGTACCCAGCTTTCCAAGACATCGAGATGGCGGACGATCTGCACTGCCTCATCCATGTGCGAGCCCGGGCCCATCGACGGGCGGACCGAGAGATGCTGGAGGCGAACGTAGCCAGGCGGCGGGGTGTCATCGATGACCTGGATCACGTTCTCCCCGTGTTTGGACGTTTCGGCGGTGGTCCCTGGCGGGTAATCGGGCAGCCCCCAGTGCGATGGCTGGACCACGTCTGCGAAGTAGCTCCAGAGCTTTGGAAGCTTGTCCTTGCTGATCGTCCCACGGTTCACCCAGTCTTGGATGGATGGAGGCCTCACCTCAAAGTGCTCGGCCACCTCCTTCTTGGAGACGCCCTTCAGTTCGATGGCTTCAGCGATGGCTTGGCCTAATTTTTCACCAGTAAGCATTGCCTAATGTTCCATGTGTGAGGGTGCGTAGGCAATGCCTATTGATCAAAATTAGGCAGAGCCTTATCATGGGGTATGACGTACTCACACCCCGGACTTGCGGTGCAGGCGGTTGTCGATCTTGTTGGCAGCCAAGCGGCCCTGGCTCGCGCCTTGCAGGTATCTGCACCCACTGTGAACCAGTGGATCAAGAGGCGGCGCCCGGTTCCGAAGGCGCTTAGCCCCAGGATCGAAGCGCTGTCCAGCGGGACGGTCTCACGCCGAGACCTTCGTCCCAACGACTGGCAAGACATCTGGCCCGAGCTTGCGCAGCCTGCCGCCCAGGAGCAGGGCCATGCCTGAGCCGTGCCGCTTGGGCGAGGCCCAGCCGACGAGCAATAGGTTTTCGGGGAAGCGTTGGTGCCGAGGGGCGGCGTTCTTTGTAACCCTGCAGCGCAGCAGGACGCACGTCTGGGAAGGTTGCCGGCGCCCGTCAGCTTCCGTCTTGGACGGGGTGTTGTACCTGCCCCGCACGCCGGGCTTCTTCTGCAGTGTCCACGCGGTGAATGCCTTCCAGCAGTGCGTAGTAAGCGTCTTCGAACGTCTTGGCAACGATGCCCCGCGTGAAGTCGCTGTACTCCAACTCGATCTTCGAGAGCATTGCTCCAGCAAGAGTTGCTGTGGGCCCGATCAGTTCTTGTTTCATGTCCGCCCCTATCGGGAATGGTTGTGTAGGAACTTCCATTCTGCCCCGGGAGGTGGCGGGCACCCCTCCCAAGGATCAAGACCATGCATAGGCCATACCGCTGGGGCGCCGATGTCCCGCCAGCAGCACAGAGGCTCAAGAACCGCCGGCTGGAGCGCTTGTACGCAGCCGAGTACTTCCGTCTTACCGGTGCTCGTCTGGGCCTTGGAGAGCCTGCTGCTCTGCAATCAGCACGCGAGCGCGCTGGATCGCCGCATATGCCTTCGCAACCTCCTCCGGCAACTGCATCAAGTTCCCCGCTCGCACATCGTGATGAACGCGGGCGGCGATGAGGTTCACGGCAGCTAACACATCGGAATCGTTGATTTTTTCGTTCATGGCCTGGGCCTTTCGGATGGATGGTTGGTGGAACACCCATTCTAGGAACGTGCCCACGGCCGCCATTTATCTCAAGGAGTAGTCCCGCATGCGTGACACCCACGAAAAGCTGAGCCGGGCTGAAGCGGCTGCCGTGAAGGCTATCCAGGCGGCGCTGGTCGGCCTGGAGCCCGAGCAGGCCGAGCGCGTGCTGGCCCACGTCCAGGAAGAGCTGGACGCTGCCGAGGGCACGGCCATGTTTGCCCGTGGCATCGCTGGTCCAAACGGAAAGCTCAACGTCTGCCTGAAAACATGGCTGGATGAGGGCACAGCCGAACTGTTCCGTCGCATCGCTGCAGCCCGCAAGCAGGACGCCTCGGCATGCAACCGCGACGGCATCTATCTCATCGTGCACGGCAAGACCTACACGGTGATGGTTGCTGAAAAGGCTTTGCATGACGCTGATGCTATGGACATCCGTGCGAACTTGACAGGCCCATTCGCGGCCCTCGAATTCGGAGGTCGTGCCTGATGAACGCGATCACTGCAATTTCCGCCGCCGTGCTGACCATGAGCAGCGAAGAAATCGCCGCGCTGGTGGAGTCCCGCCACGACAACGTGAAGACCTCCATCGAGCGCCTGGGCGCGCGCGGCGTGATCCAACTCCCTGCGTTGCAGGAAGTTCGGAACCATCTCGGCCAGATCGTGAGCGTCTACCAACTGTGCAAGCGCGACAGCTATGTCGTGGTGGCGCAGCTGTCGCCCGAGTTCACCGCGCGGCTGGTGGATCGCTGGCAGGAGCTGGAGGCCCAGGCTGCCCCGGCGCTGCCGGACTTCTCCAACCCTGTGGCCGCCGCGCGCGCCTGGGCTGATGCCAAGGAATCCGAGCTGCGCACGGCCGAGGCGCTGGCCCTGGCTGCGCCCAAGGCTGAGTTCGTGGATCGCTTCGTCGCAGCCGAGACCGGCGCCATGGGCTTCCGCCAGGTCTGCAAACTGCTGCGCGCGAACGAGGAGCGCTTCCGTGCCTTCCTGCTGGACAACGAGGTGATGTACCACCTGGGTGGCCGGCTCACGCCGCGGGCGCAGCACATGGACGCGGGCCGCTTCGTGGTGAAGGCTGGCCATGCCCAGCACAGCGACCACGCTTTCACCCAGGCCAAGTTCACCAGCAAGGGGGTGACGTGGATTGCCGGCCTGTGGGGCCAGCACCAGGCCCGCCTGGCACAGGGGGGCGCACAGCAATGAGCACGATGATCATGGCGGCCTGCTGGCCGCTGGCGATGTCCCCGGCGCAGAAGGCTGTGCTGATTTCCCTGGCTGACCAGGCCAATGATGACGGCGTGTGCTGGCCCGGCGTTGCGACGATTGCGAAGCGCACCTGCCTGTCCGAACGTGCGGTGCAGGATGCCATCGCCTGGCTGCAGACGGTGGGCGTGGTGTTCCGTGAGTACCGCATCAACTCGAGCACCAGCTACACCATCACGCCGGCCAACTTCAACCCGGCTGCAGCGCCCGCGAAGCGTAAGCGAGGCACGGGTGCAGATGCCGCACCGGGTGCAAATGGCGCACCCCCCGCAAATGGCGCACCGGGTGCAGACGGCGCACCACCCCCCGCAGCAGGCGCACCAGGGGGTGCAAATGGCGCACCTCAACCCCCGCAGATGGCGCACCCCGGGGGTGCAAATGGCGCACCCAAATCATCATTGAACCGTAATAGGAACCGTAAAGGAACCGCCAACGAACCATCCCCGCCGGCTGCGCCGCCGGGCCGCGATGGGGTTGGCGGCCAACCAGACGACGGCGAGACAGCCCTGCAGGCTGCCTGCAAGCTCACCTGGGCAGCGTACAGCCTGGCGTACGAGCAGCGGTATGGCGTCAAGCCGGTGCGCAACCAGGTGGTGAACGCCAACGTGAAGACGCTGGTCAAGCGCCTGGGCTTCGAGGAGGCACCGCTGGTGGCGGCTTGGTACGTGGCCAGCGTGAACGAGGCATTCGTGGTGAAGAACTCCCACGGCGTCGGCGTGCTGGTGAACCAGGCCGAGAGCTTCCGCACACAGTGGGCCCGTGGACAGGCGGTGACCGGCACGGCTGCGCAGGCAGCGGACAAGACGAGCGCCAACTTCGACGCCATCGAGGAGGCCAAGCGGCTGCTGCGCCAGCGCGGCGGTCGGGGCAACGGGGAGGGCGGCAATGCGTGACGACCTGGACACCGACTGGCTGCTGGAGGAGCTGGGCGCCACGATGGAGCTGAGCGGACAGCAGGTCCGGCCTACTGCGCTACTGCTGCTGGCGGAAGACCTGACCCACATCGACAAACCTGTGCTGCGCCTGGCCCTGGCCCGCATCCGCGCCGAGCATCGCGGCCCGATCCTGACCGGCACCGTGCTGCAGTACGTGGACCACGCCATGGGCCGCATGCTGCCAGCCGAAGCCTATGGCCTGGCGCTGACCAGTGCTGACCAACAGGCCACAGTGGTGTGGACCGACGAGATCGCCCAGGCCTGGGCAGTGGCCGCGCCGCTGCTGGATGCTGGCGACAAGTTCGGGGCACGGCAGGCCTTCATCGAGGCCTATGGCCGGATCACGGGCGAGGCCCGCGCGCTGCGCCGCCGCCCTGTGGTGCAGGTCAGCCTGGGCCACGACCCCGAAGCGCGCAGCCGCGCCGTGCAGGAAGCTATCACGGCAGGCCGGCTGCCGGGCGGTCTGGAGGGCCTGACGGACGACCTGCGCGAGCAGCTGCAGCTGCCGGCCCCGCGCGCCGCCCTGGCGCTGCCGGCGCCCGAGTCCATGCCCAGCGGCCCGAAGCGCGAAGTTCTGGCCCAGCTGGCCACCCTGCGTGAAGCCTTCGCGCTCAAGGCCTCGCGCTTCACGCCCGCGCAAGTCCAGGCCCGTGCAGACCGGATGCGCCTCGGCCAGGCCAAGCGCCGCACTGCCGCCGCTGTGGCACAGCACCAGCAGGGGAGCCAGGCATGAGCGACATACACACCTCCGTGGCCCGGGAGTACCTGACGCTGCCCTACACCTACACGCTGGCACAGGAGCTTTCGGCCAGCGAGCGGCAGCCGCTGCACCTGCGCAAGCGCGAGCCCCTTTCCTCTGCAGTGCTTGCCGCCGTGCATGCCGTCGGCTACGCCGCTCCGACGGTGCAGCACTGGCGCGACCTTGCCGACGCCGCGAACCTTTCCGAAACGCTGCTGGTCATGGGCGTCTTCACCGAGCCCGAGGCTCAGAGCCTGTTTGCTGATGCTGTTGCGGCTGTCGTGGACCTGGGCCGCAAGCACGGCAACGGCCTGGAGATGCGCCTGAACGCCGTGTAACTGGGCCACCTGGTCGAGTTCGGCGAGGCCTACGGCCAGGTGCTGGAGGTGATCCCGGCCCGCACCTTCATCCGCGCGCACCGCGCGACCGAACGCCGTCTGCGCGAGCTGCTGGTCAACAGCCGCGGCAGCGACACCCATGAATTCATCGTCGTCTGAACACCAATGGCAGCAACAACCAAACAATCTCAGCGCGGCAGCCGTGGCGCACCTCGTCAAGGCCAGGGCCAGGGAGCTGGACAGGGACGAGTCCCGGCTGTTTGTGGACATCGAGCAGCAGGTGGTACAGCAGCTGCAGGCGCTCGCGTGGCGCCCGCCGGCCCGCGCGTGATGGTGCCGGCTGGCCACCAGGGCCCGATCACGGTGCTGGGCATGGACCCGGGCAAGCACACGGGCCTGGCCTGGATCGTGGATGGCCAGCTGCAGACGCTGGAGGAGATCGAGCCAGCGCAGATCGCCCTGGTGCTGCAGGAGCGCCGGCCCACACTGGTGATCTTCGAGGACAGCCGTGCCGCGCGCCGCACCTGGACGGCCAAGGGCAGCGACGGCGCCCGCAAGAAGATTGCACGCAACGTCGGCGAGATCGACGCTTGGTGCAAGCTGATCGTTGGCCTGTGTGCGGCGCTGGGCATCCCCTGCCACGGCATGCCGCCCAGCGCGAAGGCCGGCGGCGCCCACGGCGCAAAGATCGATGCGGCCACCTTCAGCCGTCTGACCGGCTGGGCCGGCCGCAGCAATCAGCACCAGCGCGACGCCGCAATGATCGCTTGGTCGTTCCGGAGGGCTCGGCCATGAAGCGCATCTACATCGCCGGCCCGATGTCTGGGCTGCCCGAGTTCAACTACCCGGCCTTCCACCGTGCGGCGGCATACCTGCGCGCCCAGGGCCACCACGTAGAAAACCCGGCCGAGAACCCCGCGCCAGCATGCGGGAGCTGGGCTGGCTACATGCGCCTGGCGCTGCCACAGCTGTGCAAGTGCGATGCGGTCTACATGCTGCCCGGCTGGCGCGGCTCCAAGGGCGCGCGTGTGGAGCACGGCCTGGCCCTGGATCTGGGCATGGAGGTGCAGGACTTCGATGCCGGCGCAGGGGAGGGTGGTGCACATGCTTGATTTCCGCCCAGATCTGCCCCGGCGCGGCATGCGTGGCCAGGAGCGCCCAAAGCAGAAGTACCCACCGCTGTGGCGCGATGCCACGGTTGAGCAGCACATTGACGGGCCCGACGCGCGCGGCCGCTACCGCCTCTCCGTCTGGGCCTACAACCGCTGCTGCATGCTGCAGCAGTACGGTCCGATCCGCGTGTGCGTGATGGGCGATCACGGCTTCCTGGTGCAGGTGGATGTGGAGGGCGACATCCGATGATCCAGAACCGGAGCATCTGGCCCAGCCGCGGCTTCGGCCGACGGCCGGCCGTCGCGCCAGCGCAAGACCGAGAGGAGCGCCTGGCGCAGCGCGCGGCCCGGGCCATGGACAGTGCCCGCGCCACGGCCGGCATGGCGTGCACCAGCATCGTGGTGATGGGCGCCGCCAGTACAGGCTTGGTCCTGCCAAAGGCCGAGATCCTCGAATGCGAAGCCTACCGCCGAGCCGTCGCCGCGCTGCCGTGCATCTGGTGCGGCATCTGCGGCTACAGCCAGCACGCCCATCTGAACCTCGGCAAGGGCATGGGTCTGAAGACCGACGACCGCACAGGCTTCCCCCTGTGCTGCACGCGCCCCGACATCGAGGGCTGCCACGTCGCATACGACCAGTACCGCCTCATGGAAGGCGGCCGCGAACAGCACCGCGCCTATGGCCTCGAATGGGGCCGCATCACCCGCCACACCATCCTCGAATCAGGCCAATGGCCACAACGCCTGCCCCTCTGGAGTGAAACCGCATGAACCAATCCACCACCAGCACCATCCACAAGACGCCCGGCGGCAATCCGGACACTGGCGCGGTCGAGGCCGTGCCCACACTGACGCAGGTCTACGAGGCGATCCGCCAGTTGCATGAGGCCGGCGAAGAGCCGACGCGCGACCGCATCCAAAAGATGACCGGGCTGAACCTCACCACAGTGGACGACCGCATCAAGGTGCTGCGCGGCGAGGGGATGATTGCGGCCGTGAAGCAGTGCTACCGCCCGGTGCACCAGCACGGGCCAGCGCGGGATGTGGTCATCGTTCATCTGAACGATGGGAGGACCATGGTGGAAATTGGGGACCATGTACTGCACCTGGTCCGGGCTGAGGCGGCGCGACTTGGTCAGGGCTTGGCGGGCGTGGCATTGGAACACACCGCGCTAACACGCGTCACGGAGCTGCAGGACCAATTGCTGGAAGAGGCCGCGAAGCGCCGTGCCTTGGAAAAATATGTAAAGGCGCTGAAGGCCATAAAGAGCCAGGATCATCGTCAGGCAGACTTGCTCATGGAGCCTTATCCTGGATACAGTGGCCAGTTTACTTTGTAATGCGTTTAATTACGTAGCTGATGCTCAAAAGAACTGCGCGGACGCACTTCCGCGCGCGTTCTCTCTTACTTGGCGCTGCAGATGCACAGCTTTGCTGGTGCGCGGGCCGCTTTTGCTTGGAGTTGCGCAATTTTCCCAGCTATTGTCCACGTTGCCATTTTCCGCTGCTCGGATTCTATTTTGTCTAGATGAACCCAGTAGTCACGATGATGAGCTTTGTTGGGTGATTCTATGATGTCTTCTAGTATGGCCGCGAGGCACTGAAGCGCCGAAATTTTTCGGTAAAGCTCAACTACGTTCAAGGAATTCAATTCTGATGTCAGTTGTTCATTTACTGCATCATTGTTGCGATTTAAAGCAATACACCATTGCCCGTGCGCGAGTTTATTCCTCAATTGACTAGGATCAAGTATGAACTGATCAATTAGACGCGCAAGCCTCTGCCGAACGTTGGACCCGTGATTTCCTCTAGCCCCTTGAACACTTTTAACAGCAAGCTCGACGCATTTAACCCATCCTTGCTTAACACCGCTAGACCTCGCGACCTCTTTGACTTGATCAATCTCGCTGAGGGATAAACCTTTTGGGGTGTGCAAGATTTTAGAGAAAATTGCCTCAGCGAAAGCGCAATAGACAAGAGAAAGGATTTTTGTGTTTATTTCAACAGCAACTCTATTGTTGCCTAACAACAGCGCGTTTAATTGACGATTGACCTGCTTCCAAGTCCGCTCCAATTCTTGGACGTTCTTCGTTTGTGCGCGAAAAACTTCAATGCGCTGCTGCTCTTCCATGTGTTCCTCGGTAGATAAAAGGCACTAAAGAAATGCCCTTTATCTACCCGGAATCGAACCGGGATTTTCGCCTTTGGGGGCGACGTCTTGCCAAATTAGACTATAGATCCAACATCATTGTAACAAAAAATTGCTTGGTGTTGCAACCCCTTTTGAAAAGTTAACTCTTGAGTGGAGCCTTCGTTGAGGTTCGGTTGCCCCGTCTAGGGTTCGACACGCAAAGGGATGGCCGAAACACTCCCGGCCATGGTCCAACGTCCTGCCGGCAAGTCCGAGCCTCAAAAGAAACCTGCTCCCAAGAAGTCTGCAGCGGCCAAATCGGTCGCAGGCGGCGCCTTGCCTGCCAACCGCGTGGCGACCAGCGTCCCGGCCGACTGGGAGCGCATCGAGCTGGACTACCGAGCCGGCATTAAGACCCTCCGCCAGATCGGAGACGAGAACGGCATCACCCATGGTGCGATCAACAAGCGCGCCAAGCGTGATGGATGGGAGCGTGACCTGGGTGTGAAGATCCAGGCCAAGGCTGATGCCCTGGTATCCAGGGAGGCGGTATCCAGCCAGGTATCCATGGATACCAAGCTTCGCGAACGTGCCGTCATTGATGCCAATGCCCAGGCCGTCGCCGACATCCGCCTGGCCCATCGCCGCGACATTCATCGGGCACGGCGGGTCACCAACTCCCTGATGGACGAATTGGAGCTGATGGTCGGTGCCGAGAACGTCGCGCTGCTGGAGGCGCTGGGCGATCTGATGCGCCAGCCCGATGACAACGGCCAGGACAAGCTCAATGACCTGTACATGAAGGTCATCAGCCTGCCCGAGCGGGGCAAGTCCATGAAGACCTTGGCCGAGTCCCTGCGCATCCTGGTGGACATGGAGCGGCAGGCATTCGGCATGGATCCCAAGACGGGGCCTGGCCAAGGGCCCTGCGGCGATGGCGCTCCTCCTCGTGTCACTGTGGAGTTCGTGAAGCCGCCGGTTCGCCAGGAGGATGGCGATGAATGAGGCGCTCCTGCAGTTGCCCGAGAAGCTTCGGGACATCTGGCTGCCTCGCCGCTACAAGGTGATGCACGGCGGCCGGGGCGGCGCCAAGTCCTGGTCTGTGGCGTCGGTGTTGCTGGCTATGGCCGCTGATCGGCCGCTGCGTGTGCTGTGCGCGCGCGAGATCCAGAAGTCCATGCGGGACTCGGTGCATCGTCTGCTGAAGGACGCCATTGGCCGCATGGGCCTTGAGACCTTCTTCGAGGTGCTCGACACCGAGATCCGCGGCGCCAATGGCTCGCTGTTCCTGTTCACGGGTCTCCAGAGCCATACCGTGGCCTCGATCAAATCCTTTGAAGGGGTGGACCTGGTGTGGGTGGAGGAAGCCCACGGCGTCAGCAAGAAGTCCTGGGATGTGCTGATCCCGACCATCCGCAAGGAGGGCTCGGAGATCTGGATGACCCTCAACCCGGACATGGACACGGACGAGACCTATGTCCGGTTCATCGACAGGCCCAGCCCGGACACCTGGGTCTGCCAGATCAACTGGCGCGACAACCCCTGGTTTCCGGCGGTGCTCGATGAGGAGCGCCGCAAGTTCAAGGTCACGAATCCCGAAGACTACCCCAACATCTGGGAGGGGAAGCCACGGCGCGTCTCGGCGGGGTCTATCTACCGCCATGAGATCGAGGCCCTGTACGAGCAAAAGCGGATCTGCGCCGTGCCGTACGACCCGACTTTGCCGGTGCACACGATTTGGGACCTGGGCTGGAATGACGCCATGACCATTGGCTTTGTGCAGCGCGGGCCGCAGGACCTGCGTGTCATCGACTACATCGAGGACAGCCATCGGACCCTGGATTGGTATGTGGCCCAGATCGAGAAGCGCCCGTTCCGCTGGGGCACCGACTTCCTGCCGCATGACGGCCGCACCAAGAACTTTCAGACGGGCAAGAGCACCCAGCAGCAGCTTACGGCCATGGGCAGGCAAAGCGTGGTGGTGTTGAGCGCGATGAATGTGGAGGAGGGCATCAAAGGCGCGCGAATGATCTTCCCCCGCTGCTACTTCGATGAGATCAAGACCGCGCGGCTGATCGAGTGCCTGCGGCGGTATCGGCGGGACATCCACCAGAAGACGGACGAGCCCATGGGTCCCATGCATGACGAGTTCAGCCACGGCGCGGACATGTTCCGCTACATCGGCCAGGCAGTGGACCTGATGACGAATGCCGCCATCGGCGAATACCAAGAGGCGCCAGCCCCGGTCTATTACTGAGGACGACACCATGAGCACCGCCCAGAACTACGCAGAAATTGACCCGGTGGACACGCCCGACGGCGATGTGCCCCTCACCCTGGCCGAGTACCGGTCCATTCACGAAGAGATCGATGCCCAGCCCAGGGCCTGGCGCCGCACGGCCGACCGTGAGATGGACTATGCCGACGGCAACCAGCTGGAGACAGAACTGATCCGGCACATGAAGTCCCAGGGCATCCCGGTTGTACGCGAGAACCTGATCGCGGGCAGCCTGGAAGGCATCCGTGGCTACGAGAAGTCCACGCGCACGGACTGGCGCGTAACCCCGAATGGTCAGCCTGGCGGCCAGGATGTGGCCGATGCCATCAACTTCAAGCTGAATGAGGCCGAGCGCAACGCCAAGGCGGACGACGCCTGCAGCGATGCCTTCTATCCGCAGATTGGCGTGGGCATCGGGTGGGCTGAGGTCAGCCGATCCGATGATCCCTTTGGCTATCCATACCAGTGCCTGGCCATTCACCGCAATGAGATCCATTGGGACTGGTCTTCCATCAAGCCCGACCTCAGCGATGCGCGTTGGCTGCGGCGCCAGCGCTGGATGCATCCGTCACGCATAGCGCGCGTCTTCCCGGAGCACAAGGAGCTGGTTCGCCAGTTCGGGCGCGCGGGCGTCAACTGGTGGAACGGCTACGACACCATGGACGCGGGCGCGAGCACCGGCCTGTCGCGGGCTTGGGACGTGGCGCGTGAATGGACCACCATGGAGGACCGTTGGTACAACCCGGTCAGCAAGGAGGTGTGCATGACCGAGCTTTGGTATCGCCGCTGGTCTGACGTGGTGGTGCTCAAGAGCCCGGACGGGCGCGTGGTCGAGTTCGACGAGAACAACCCGGCCCATGTCTATGCGCTGGTCAACAAGGCCGCGAAGTCCATGCGCGCCACAGTGGCCAAGATCCGCCGCAGCTACTGGCTGGGCCCACACGTCCTGTTCGACGGGCCCACGCCTTATGCCCACCGCCACTTCCCATACGTGCCTTTCTGGGGATTCAGGGAAGACAGCACCAACGTGCCCTATGGCTACATCCGCAACCTGCTGGACATGCAGGACACGTTGAACAACGGGAACTCGCGGCTTCGCTGGGGCATGGGTGCGTTCCGGACTGAGCGCACCAAGGGCGCCGTGGACATGACCGATGACCAGTTCCGGCGCACCATTGGCCGCCCGGATGCCGACATCGTGCTGAACGCCGCGCACATGCAGCAAAACGGCGCGCGGTTCAAGGTCGAGCGGGACTTTCAGGCCACGGCGCAGCAGTTGGAGCAGTTGGAGAACGCCCGGCGCGCGATCGAGCGGGTGAACCCCGCTGCCGCTGGCGCATTCTCTGGGCGGCGCGGCACGGCCACCAGTGGGGTCCAGGAGCAGACCCAGGTGGAGCAGGCCAACCAGTCGCTGGCATACATGATCGGCAACTTCAAGACCAGCCGCACCATGGTGGGTGAGCTGCTGATGAGCATGATCGTTCAGGACCTGGGCCAGGATGAGCAGACCATCATCATCGAGGGCGATGCCATCACGGCAGACCGGGCTGTGACCATCAACAAGCCTGAGGAAGATCCGGTGACCGGCATCCCCTATCTGTCCAACGACCTGCAGCGCACTCGCCTTCTGGTGGGCCTGGAGGACGTGCCCAGCAGCAGCACATTCCGGGCGCAGCAACTGAGCACCATGAGCGAGGTGGTCAAGTCCATGCCGCCGCAGTTCCAGGCTGTCACCATGCCGATGCTGGCCAGCCTCATGGATGTGCCGTTCAAGCGGCAGCTGGTGGAGGCTCTGAAGGCCGCCGCCGCCCAAGAGTCTCCTGAGCAGGTCGAGCAGCGCATCCAGCAGGAGGTGCAGGCCGCTTTGGTCAAGGCTGGCCACGACCTCAAAGCGCGCGAGCTGGGCATGAAGGAGCGCCTCACCGATGCGCAGATCGAAAAGATGATGCGCGAGGCCGTGCAGGTCGGCGTGCAGACAGCCTTCAGCGCGATGCAGGGCGGGGCGCAGGTGGCAATGAACCCGTTGATCGCGCCCATTGCCGACGCCATCATGCAGGGCGCGGGCTACCGAAAGCCCAATCCCGGTGGCGACGATCCTGACTTCCCGGCGCCGGGCGCGGCGCCTGCGGGGCCAGCACCGCAGTCTGGCGGGCCGGGCGTGGCCGGCGGCATTGACCAGGTGCGCGAGAACACCAGCCCGGGATTCCCGCCGGTGCCCCAGGAGCCGGCGAGCGGTATGCAGGGGATCGAGACAGCCACGGATGGCGACAACCTGCCATCCGCCACCTGAGATCCTCCACTGCGCCCAGGCCGCCTTCGGGCGGCTTTTCTTTTCTACCCCCTCTAGGGTTGGTTTTTCTTCTCGCTCTTTTCGACACTGCATCCAAGCCGTGGCGCATGCCGTCGCGGCGATGACCGTGGCGCTTCGGCGCTGCGGATTTGAGAGCAGATGGCGCGGCGCCCAGGTGCCGCACCGGATTGCTGGCCCCTTGCGGCCACGGCGACATGTGGCGGACCAGTCATGACGACATCAAACGAGAGTTTCTACAGCAGCATCGACGGCGCACTGACGCCGGAGCAGGCCGCCCAGGCATTGGCCATGGCGGAATCGGGCGATACCGGCGCCAAGCCGGAACCTGGTGGCGCGCCCGCGACCACCCCTGTGACGGACAACAAGGGCGGCGCCGGTGCCGGCACCACAAGCGAACAGCAGGCTGCACCTGCTGCGGATGGCACCCATGGTGCGAATGCTGTTCCCGAGGGCCAGCAGACCGCGGATAACACCGTGGTCCTGACGCGGGACGGCAAGCACACCATTCCCTTTGATGAGGTGCTGAAGATCCGCAAGCAGCGCGACGAGGCAGTGGCCACCGCAGATAGCGCCCAGCAGCAGCTGGCCGTCCTGCAGGCTGAAGCCCAGGCGCGGGCGGACGCCGGCCAGGCACCGACCAAGACCGACAACCTGGCCGCCCAAGCGCAAGCGGCCATCGATGCGGGCGCGGACGCGGACCTGTTCGGCGACTTTTCCGAAGCCGGCCTGAGGGATGGGCTGCTCAAGCTTCACCAGCAGTCCCGTGAGCAGCTTCGAAATGAGCTGCGCGCGGAAATGCAGGAGGAGCTGAAGAAGGAATTGCAGCCGCTGCGCGAGCAGCAGTCCAAGTCCGCAGCGGACGCCCATTTGGACGCCATCTATACGGCGCACCCCAACGCGGATTCCATCGTCGAGAGCGCTGAGTTCAAGGCGTGGGTGGACTCGCAGCCCAGCGTGGTCCGCAATGCCTATTGGGGCCTGTTCGACGCGAAGACCGGCGGCACGGCCGCTGAAATCGTGGAGGTGTTCGACGCCTACAAGGCGGCGACCGAGAAACCCTCGTCTCAACCCGCTGCGGACCCCAAAGCCGCAGCAAAGGCCGCCACTGAAGCCGTGCGGGCCGATCCGCCCTCGAGTCTCTCCAGTATTCCTGGCGGACGCGTGGATGGTCTGTCGCCGGATGAGCGGATGGCTGAACTGAGTGGCGTGGATCTGCATTACGCGATGGAGGGCAAGACGCCCGAGCAGATCACCGCCTGGCTGAACAAACAGATGTAAAGGAGGTCCACCGTGTCCGACACCAAGACCAGCACTCCCTATGGTCACCCTGGGACCATGATTCAGCAGGCCGTGGGCGTGTTCCACACCTGCATGCAGCGCCGCACCACGCTCAACCGCCTGACCGGCAAGATGCCCACCGAGGCGGATGCCGTGGCCGGCACCAAGCGCCAGACCAAGCCCACGATGCCCATCGTGCGTGCCGAGGACCTGGGCAAGGGCAAGGGCGATGAGGTCGAGTTCCAACTCGACCAGCCCATTGGCAGCTACCCCATCATGGGCAGCGAGTTTGCCGAGGGCAAGGGCGTGGGCATGAGCTACGAGAACGCGCGGTTCCGCGTGAACCAGGCGCGATTTCCCATCGACATGGGCGACCAGATGTCGCGCATCCGTACGCCCTACGACCTGCGCAAGTTTGGCCGTCCCAAGGCCCAGCGCCTGATGGACGATTACATCGAGCACTCCACGCTGGTGCACCTGGCCGGCGCGCGCGGCTTCAATGACCACCTGATCGAGTGGCGTGTGCCTCTGGCATCGCACCCCAAGTTCTCCGAGATCATGGTGAACCGGGTGAAGGCGCCGACGCGCAATCGCCACCTGGTGGCCGGTGCGGGTGCCGTGGGCGAAGTCAAGGCCAACGCGGGCGAGCTGGTGATCGCCAGCTCGGACACGCTGAGCATGGATGTGGTGGATGCCGTGCGCTCGTGGATGGACCAGATCCCGCTGCCGCCCCCGCCCGTCGAGTTCGATGAGGACCTGGCCGCCACCGACAGCCCCATCCGCGTGCTCCTGGCATCGCCGGCTCAGTACAGCGGCTTTGCCACGGACCCGAACTTCCGCGCGTTCCAGGGCAACGCCATGGCGCGCGCACGGCTGGCCAAGGACCATCCTCTGTTCCTGGGTGAAGCAGGTCTGTGGAACGGCATTCTGATCATCAAGATGCCCAAGGCGATCCGCTTCTACGCTGGCGACGAGCTGCGCTATTGCGCAAGCTACACCAGCGAGCAGGAGTCGTCGGTGGTGGTGCCTGCATCGTTCACCGACAAGTACGCAGTGGACCGCGCCATCCTGCTGGGCGGCCAGGCGCTGGGGCAGGCCTTCGGCCGCTCCGACCACAGCGGCGTGCCCTTCTTCTGGAAGGAAGCCCCGGGCGACTTCGACGACAAGATGGAAATCGCCATCGGCGCCATCCTGGGCATGTCCAAGATCCGCTTTGCGGTCAGCCACGGTGACACCAAGCAGTTCACCGACCACGGTGTGACGGTGCTCGATACCGCCGTGCCCATCATCAAGCCTCGCGGCTGATGCCCCGGGGCTGGCTGCGGCCAGCCCCTCGTCACTTCCCCAACTTCAAGGAGGCCATCATGGCAACCATCAAGAAGGCCGGCCTGGGCATGCTGCAGTTCGGCGGCTTCACTCCCTACGGCAACCTCACCACCTTGCGTGCCACGCTGCAGACCAATGCTGCAGGCGCGGCCATCGGCGCTGATTCCAATGCCCCCATCGCTGCTGGCGATGTGGTGGTGCTGGAGAAGCTCCCCGCCGGCATGCTGCTGGAGGATGCCCAGGTCATCGTGTCCACTGCCATGACGGCGGCCGTCACGGGCTCGCTGGGCTTCACCTACATCGACGGCGTGGACCACACCGCCGTGCCCCAGGATCCAGAGTACTTCGGCGCTGGCCTGGTGCTGAACGCGACCGGCCGCCTGCGCACCACCAGTTCCAAAGCGCCCGTGAAGCTCCCCAAGGAAGCCTATCTGGTGCTCACGACCGCCGGCGCGGCCAACGCCAAGGCCGCGCGCCTGGATGTGATCGTCCACGGCGAGCGCATGGGCAACCAGTAAGCACCCGTGATGTGAAGGGCGGGGCCGCGGCCCTGCCGCTTTTCATCCAGCACCCGAGGACATCACCATGACCGTTGCACAGACACAGGCCGTCACATATACGGGCAATGACACGCCGTTCATTGACCGCATCTACCGCTCGCGCCTGACCTTCGACCCAGGCCAGACGCGCGCCGTCCCCCTTGCGCTGGCGGCCCGCTTCCTGCGCCATTCGGACATTTTCCGGGCGGCGGATGCTGAAGGCGTGACCACAGCCGCCGCAGTCCCCGAAGCTCCCGAAGCAGGGCAGGCGCCGGCTCAACTGCCCGACGACACCGCCGCGCTGCTGGAGGCGGCACAGAAGGCTGAAGAGGAGCGGCGCCTGCAGGAGGAAGCCCGGTTCAACGTGCTGCAGCAGATCGAGAAGATGGACAAGCAGGCCCTGCGCGACTGGACCAAGCAGACCTACAAGCTGGATCTGCCGGGCAACCTTGGCTTGGACAAGATGCGGGAGCGGGTTCGCGGCATGGTTGATCAGTACGGCAGCGCGCCATGACTCTTGAGGACCTGATCGCCCTGTTTCGATCCGACGCCAAGGATGTGGAAGAGCCGTATCTTTGGGGCGAGACCCAGGTCGTGGGCTGGTTCAATGAAGCCCAGTCGGAAGCTGCAGTGCGCGGCCGTCTGCTGCTGGACGACTCCACGCCCGCTGTCTGCGAGATTGCCGTCGCGGCCGACATGGCCAGCTACCAGTTGCACCCCAAGGTCTACGAGATCGCCCATCTGCGATTTGTCGGCGCATCGACCAGTGAAGGTCGCGAGTTGGCAGTGGTGTCCCGGGAATACCTGGATCGCAAGGATCCCTATTGGCGTGACCGCTGCTGTGATGAGCCTCGCTTCGCCATCCAGACCGAGACGCGGCTTCGCCTGGTGCCCACGCCGCGCGAGGCCGGGATGCTGCGGCTCGAGGCCTATCGGCTGCCCCTCAAGCAGCTGACCCATTGCTACGACAAGCCCGAGATCCATGAGGCCCACCACGCCTATCTCGTGCATTGGGCTCTGTACCGCGCGTTTGGGCAGCCCGATGCGGATGGCTTCGATCCAGGCAAGTCGCAGCGGTCGTACTCGGTATTTGAAAGCTACTTCGGCAGGCGCCCGGACTCGGACCTGCGCCGGGACACGCGGCAGGACCAGCCACACACCAACGTCATCCATCTGCCTTAGCAGGTGCTGAAAGGTTCGCAATGCGCGGATTCACTCCCAGGAAAGCCTCCGCAACGGAGCAACCGTCCGAATACACAGGGCCCCGCGGCTTTGCGCCCGGTCAGCGGGCTGCGTTGGCCCAGGCCCAGAACCAAGCCCCCGACTCCATCCCCGGCATGTTCAAGCCGGGCGAGTTCGTTCTACCACCCGATACCGTGCACGCCATGGGCGGGGCTGGCGCGCTGCAGGCCGCCGTCGATGCCACCCACACACCGGCACCTGAAGAGGCATTCGTGCCGCGCGGCTTCAAGCCCAAGGTGTTCTTCGCGAACGGCGGGCGGCCTGAAGACCAGATCCCGACGGACGGCTACCCCAAGGCTCCGGCTCCTGACGGCTCCCAGTCCAATCCCATGAACACAGAGCTGGGCCGCAATGTGTCGAACCTGGCCAATGCCGTGCCCGGCGCGCTGGGTGGTAGCGCCCGTGCCATCACGCGCACGGGCGGGGCGATCAGCGGTGCCATCAACTCGGGTTCGACCGCAGCGCGCGGCCTTGCCGTTGGCGCGGGCATCGGGGGTGGCGCAGCTGCAGCTTCAACGCCCTCCGCAGCTTCCGCAGGTGCAATCTCCACGCCTTCCACAGCTCCTGCAGGCAGTGCGCCAGCGCCGCAGGCCACGCCTTCCGCTGGAAGCACCATGGGCCCGCCCAGCTCGGCCGCCCCCCAGGAAGTGCAGCCCGGCGTCTTCCGCCAGGGCAACAGCTTCGCCGACAGCGCACAGAGCGCGGCGCTCGGCACCCAGCCGCGCGGCTTGCCCTCCCGGCAAAACGACCTGGCCGCTCAGAACCTGGCCGCGCAATCGACAGCGCGCGGCTTCACCCCGGGCCAGCGTACCGAGCCAGAACAGCCCCGCCTGGGCTTCCCTGGCTACCGCACGCCCACCCTCGCCCACTCCGGCAACGACTGGCAGGCCCGCAAAGACCTCCAGAACCTGGAGACCGGCGCGAGCAGCATCATGAACCGGCCCGAGTGGAGTTCGGCGGGCATGGCCCGCTTCCGTGGCGGTGGCGCTCAGTCCGGCCCGCCGCCGGCCGTGGCCGCCTACCAGGCCGCCCTTCAGACCGACTCGGCGCTGCGCCAGGCCCAGCCAGGTCTGGACGCCGAAACCATGCGCCAGAACGCGGGCCTCGCGCGCGAGGAGATCCAGCAGGCTGGCGGGCTCCAGCGCGAAGCCATGCAGCAGTCCGGGGAAACCGGGCGCACCGGCATGCGCGTGGGCATCGAGCAGCAGCGCCTGCAGGGCGAGGCAGAAGCGCGCGGCTTCAAGTCCCGGGCCCAGCTCCAGGAAGAACAGCTGCGCGATGCGCTCCTCGATCCCAATGCAACGCCTCAGCAGAAGCAGCAGGCTCAGCAGTCGATGCGCGCAATCCGGGGCGATGCCGATCCGTCGCCCTGGAAGGTCACGGTCACCCCCGCGATCAAGAATGCAGACGGGTCCACAACCCAGGGCAGCATCATCCGGCACAACGCCGTAACGGGCGAGGTGCAGCAGGTGGATGGTGGAGGGGCGCGCGCACAGCCTCCGGCCAAGGAAAGCTTGGTGGCCGGGCAGGTTTACACAACGCCATCGGGGCAGCTCCGATGGAATGGAAAAGCCTTCGAGAGGATGGGATAGCCTTTACTTGGCAGGGCCTGACGGAGGGAGGCCGTAGGCCTCCTCGTAAGTCATAGTTCTTGGTGATGGGAGGCTCTTGAACTCGCTCATCGTGCGGATCACCGTGTCGGTTGAGCCCTTGATGATCGCGTTCTCCCGGCCCTTGTCCTGCGTCACCCAGGCCCAGAAGTCCTTCCGGGCAAACAGCGCATCGGCATCCGGGTGCGCGGCGTAGATCTTCCTGTAGTGCGTCTCCAGCTTCAGCAGATCAGCATCAGTCTTGATGGCTGGGTGCTGCGCGCGGATCTCGGCAGACAGCGGATACCGCTCGCACATGTCCGTCGGGCCTGCGCTCGGCGTGTACAGGCAGCCGCACGCGCGCATGATCATCCCCGCCGCCGGCTGCCAGGACGTGTCGCGCGCCTTGTCCAGCGTGCATTGCTCGGGAGACTTCGGGCCCAGCAAACCACGGCCCGAGCCGCGGCGCACATCAAAGAGGCGATCAGGGTATTTCGAGCCGCAAAGGTTTAGCGCCGCAGCGTGTGCAGGACCGTTCTTCACCCCGGGCAGGTTGTCCAGCAAGCATGTGGCGTAGTCCGCCGCCAGGGCAGGCGTCCCGAGCGCGGCCAGCGCGGCGGCAACCATCAACCTCTTCACAGCTCCCATAACTCCTCCTGTTGGCGGGACTGTAGCAGGCGTCCCCCGTCTAGGGTTTGGCAAAGCGCGGCGTATGCAAAGAATGCCTTGTCATGTTCAACGAACCTGCGAGGTCAACATGACCGCCAAGCTTTCTCTAACCCCGCTGAATCAGGAGATGCGCAGCGCACTCCCAACAGCCGAGGCCGCGCGCCACCTGAACCGCAGCCCTGGCACCTTGAACTGGTGGTCCTGCACTGGCAAGGGCCCCATCAAGCCCCTGCGCGTGAATGGCCGGCTGGCCTGGCCTGTGCCCGAGATCAAGCGCCTCATGGGCGTGGAGGGCTGAGCGATGGATGCAATTCAAGACCTCACCGCCTTCATCTCCCGCGAACACGGCGGCCTGATTACCGACTCGCGCGCTGTGGCGCTGGCGTTTAACAAGCGGCACAAGAACGTGCTCCAGTCCATCGACAAGATGCGCAGCAGTACGCATCCGGAGATCGCGGAGCACGGACGGCTGAATTTTCAGCCGTCCTCGTACCTCAATGCGCAGGGCAAGGAGCAGCCCATGTACAAGATGACCGCCAAGGGCTTATCCGAGTTGGGCATGAGCTTCGCAGGAGACGAGTCACGCATCATCCGCATCCGGTTCATCAACGCCTTTGAGCAGGTGGCGGAGCGCCTCGCGCGCGCCGAGCGTTCGATTGCAGAGCGCCTCTTCGACTTGGAGCGCCGGGAACTACCGTCCCAGATCAAGGGCCAGGTTGGCTCCAAGCTCATGAACGAGCGCCGCAAAGAAAAGCCGGTGTTCGCCGAGGAGCGCGCGGTGTTAGAGGCTCTGGCGCAGCCTCGACTGCCGTGGATCCACTGAACCCGGGAACTTGCAAAAGGGTGGGATCTGAAATCCGACCCTTCCTCGCACCATCGCGGCGTTCGATAGAGCCTGGTGCCGACGTCATCAAGCTGGTGCGCAAGCACAGGGCCAGCCTGGAGCGCTTCGGCCCAATCAGATTTGAAATCCGAGTGGGAAAGCGGGGAGGCCGGCCGGTGGAAATAGCGCTCCTCAACGAGCAGCAAGCGACCCTGCTGATCTCCTTGATGAAGAACACGGGCATCGTGGTGGATTGCAAGGTACGCGTGGTCGAGGAGTTCTACCGCATGCGCACGGCCCTGAGCCAGCAGGCCCTTGGCCTATGGCAACAGATGCAGGCCCTCATCGCACAGGAGGTGGAGTCCAAGGTCCGAGCATCCTTCGGCTCCCGGCTCATGCTCGACCGCAAGCGCGATATCCCGCACTTCGAGTCGGAGCACCAGCGCCTGGAGGCTGAGATCCAGCCTTCGCTTCCGCTGTTCCACTGAGCGCGGCTCAATCTTGAGCCCCTTGATTTCATTGAGTTTTCGCGCCCTGAGCACGGCTCAGGTTTGAGTCGTGCTCAGGTGGCCGGGGCCGCGGCTAGGGCGAGCCCACAGAAGAGGAGGGCAGGGAGAAAGAGGGTGTGGCGCAGGAGGCGGAATGTAGCAGGACCAGCGTCAGGGCCTGCAGGGCTCACTGCCCAGCTTCTCCTCGAGCTGAGGTATGGGGCACAAACACAATCTCTTCCGCGCGAACGGGCAGTAGTTGCTACGAGACTGTGCTCGGCATCGAAACAAGCTGGTGCTCCACGATAGCCTTAGACATTGGAGTACTGTGCATTTGTACAGTTTTTTGATGTTGGTGAGCTCATGTACCATCACGCTAACTCTCATGTCCTACCAGTCAGCAATCTTGTTTGGAGTGACTAGGGCTGCTATTCAAGTACATGGGATTAATTGGATTATTTATGTATAACGATAAATCGGGTTCCGAAGATTTTGAGACAAGGCATCATGAAAAGGGTGCTGGCCTTATAAAGGTGGTCTCTTTTTTTTCGGGTTGCGGTGGATTGGATTTGGGGTTTAAAGGAGATTTCGAATTTCGTGGGGTTCATTATGAGCGCACGGAATTTGATATTCTTGCCGCTTATGAGATAGATAAAAAATGCAAAATCACATACGAAAGTAATTTGGATTCTATATTACATAGTGTTGATCTTGCAAAAACTAGACCAGAAGAATTTCCAAGCGCAGAAGTTTTGATAGGCGGATTTCCTTGTCAAGATTTTTCAATATGTGGTCCTCGCGCTGGTGTTGAGGGTGAGCGAGGCGGTCTTTTTCGCGCAATGTCTAGATATGCGAAGTATTGGCAACCTAAGATTGTCGTCGCTGAAAACGTGCCACACTTGCCAAAGATCAATTCAGGTCGGGATCTTGCTACTATAAAAAGATCTTTTGCTTTAGCTGGGTACAGAATGCTAATGTGGCCAGTTTACGCTCCTGATTATGGCGTTCCACAGGCAAGATCTAGGGTAATTCTAATATTTGTGCGCAAAGATATAAAAAAAGATCCAATGATTCCGCCTAGAAGCCATGAAAATAATCACAGATCTGTGTCATGGGCTATTGAGGATTTGCTTAATATATCTGAAGAAGTCCCAAATCAGGATCAATTTTTTAAAGCGGCAAAGGCAAAAAATGGGAATGGGCAAGGTGATGAGATAAGTCCTAGAGACTTGCCTGGTTATACGGTCAGGGCAAATGCTAAGTCCCGTGTGCAGTTTCATTACAGCCTTAACAGAAGGCTAACAATACGTGAGTCAGCTAGGTTGCAAACGTTCCCAGATGATTTTGTATTTCCTCATGATGCTACATCGAACATCATGCAGATTGGCAATGCAGTTCCTCCTGTTTTGGGGCATGCTATTGCGCAGCAACTGGCTTCATACTTAAAGAGTCTTTGAAATCGGAGGAGACTGATGGCAACAAGGAGAAAGGCGCCCAATGAAAAGGTATGCAGTAGCATTTCTGAATTCACTAAATCTGTTGAAATTCTATTAAAAGCAAATACTCACCCGGCAGTAGGGAATTGGTATCGAGGTATTGGATCTGCTAAATATACGCTGACGCCATCATTATTTCGCCATCCACAGAATAATAATATTGAAAGGCTAATGCAGCTTGAGGCAACCATGCTTCAGGATTTTGAGAGAAGTAGCATTCTCCACTCAGAGAAAGTCTCATCTGATAGTGAAGACGGAAGAATGCGTACACTTTTCATCATGCAGCACTATGGAATACCAACTAGGTTGCTTGATTGGACGCCAAATCCGTTCATATCACTGTATTTTGCCTTGACTTCAGCAAGTATCGATACCAATGGAGTATATCAAGCAGATGCTGCAGTGTGGGTTTTGGACCCCGTGAAATGGAATCGCACTTCTTTGGAGTCTCAGAGTCATGGGAACTCAGGGCCTCTTGTGCACTTGGATGCATTGGATGGATATGCGCCAAGGGCATTTAGAAGTGGAGGGTTCGGGTCTGCCGCTATTAAAAGTTTGCAGCAGTATCCTGCATGTCTATACGGTATTACAAATAATGCTCGGATGTTTGCTCAGCGCGGGGTCTTTACTATCTTTGGGCAAAGAGTAGAATCTATGGAGCAGCAGTTTGTTGCCGGTAATTTTTTAAAAGATTCTCTGACAAAGATAATAATTCCAGCGGGGAAGATTGCCGAGATGTTGGCGATGTTGCTCAAGCTTGGGTACACCGATTCTGTAACCTACCCTGATCTTTCTGGGTTGGCTATGGAGATTAAGCGTTATCATGGTTTTCGGGTGTGATTATGCTAAAAATACAGCCGCTTCAGCCTACGACACTCCAATGGTGGTACGAACAACACTTGGATTCACGTATTGACATGTCTCCCTCTTACCAACGTAGAGGGGAAATATGGAGTAAATGGAAAAGAGCGCATTTGATTGACTCTATTCTGAATGATTTTGATATACCTAAGTTCTATATTTCAAATTTTCTGAGAACAAATTCCTCGCTCAATGAAAAAAAGAAGGGGTACGCCATAATCGATGGGAAACAAAGATTAGGCGCAATATTTGATTTTTTTGAAGATAAATTCCCTCTGAACCCATCGTTCAAGTTCGATGATGAACCTGCCTTGGATCTAGGGGGGTTGTTCTACAGCGATTTAAGGCTTAGATACCCTAAGGTTTCGAGAAGGATAGACAATTTTTCTCCAACTGTTATGGATGTCGTTACGGACGATACGGAGAAAATTACCGAGTTGTTTATTCGCCTAAATATGGGGGAGGCAGCTAATAGTGCAGAGCGCAGAAATGCAATGCAAGGGCCGGTCCCGACACTGGTAAGAGAATTATCTGCCCATCCTTTCTTTATGCGGAAGATTAAATTTTCTACAGGTAGAATGCAGGAATTTAATCTTATTATAAAGATATTCATGTTTGAGCATTTGAAGGGATTTTCTGATACCAAGGCAAAGAACCTGGATAAATTCGCTAAAGATGCTCACGATTGGAGTATTGAGCACGCTACTGACGAAAACCCCATGGGGCCTTATCGAGAAACGTCTAATAGGATCTATGACGTTTTGGAGAAACTGAACAAGGAGTTCGTTGATAAAGATCCACTTTTGTCTAAGCAAGGGGAGATTCCTATATATTATTGGGCCGCTAGGCAATTCCCGGATAAGACAAATGAGCTGAGAGATTTTGTTCTGGAATTTTCTGAGTTGGTCATGGATAATATGCGCGGTCAGCGAGATGAACAGAGACAAGGGATTCAAGAGCTTACAACGTACTACACTCTAAGTAGGACTACAAATGATTTGCACAGCTATGTAGGACGATACAAAATATTCGAGAAGAGATTCTTGGAGTTTTTGCGAGCTCCAGGCAGAGTGGCAGGTAGGCGCTGAACTTTGTATTCTTTTTAAGAAATTTTGAGTTGAAGAATTTTATGTGACCGATAGCGTTATATAAAAAGCTCACAAGCCCGCTTCGGCGGGCTTCGTCGTTTCTGGGCCATGCTGGCGCGCGCCCTGCACCTGTGACAATGTCCCGCATGCATGAATGCGTCCTCACCCGCAACGGCGTCGAGTTCAAGGCAGACTACGAGGCCTGTGGCGACGTGCTTCTGGTCTTCCTGCCGGACGACTCTGCCAGGGAGTCGCCGTTGAGAGGCCGTGACCCGCACGCTGTAGCTCTGAAGCACCTCATGTTCTACGTGCACACGCTTGAGGACGAGGCAAAGCTTGACGCTGGATGAGCCTGTGTTGGGGCGTTGTCATTTTTGGGGTAGGCCCCAATCGCAGCTCGGCACCCTTTCATGCAACTAGGGAAAGCGATTCCCATACCCCGCGCCGTGTCAGGCATAGCATGGTCTCACCACAACAAGGAGACCTCTCCATGAGAATCGCATTCATCGCAATTGCCCTGGCTGCTGCCACTTCGGCTCAGGCCGGTGATCTGGTGCCCAGCAAGGGCTCCAGCTCCACATTCGCTTCGGGCAAGTCTGCTGCATCGTCGCTGTCCTTCGAGGCAGCGGGTCGCAAGGGCAGTACGCGTGTTGGTGGCTCTGGCAAGAGCGGGAAGGGTGGGCGCTACGTGGGTGGGCGCAAGTAGGTCTGGCCAAGTTCTGTACGGCCCGCTTCGGCGGGCTTCGTCGTCTCTGAACCCAGCCCTGCGCCAGAAGCTCATCATGTGCGTTCGCCTGCAGCCCAGTTCTGATTTGGGCATTGCATTTGGGCGGCTGCGGCTGGCGGCGAAGCTTCTGTCGCCGGTGCGCCAATGGTGGGTGCTCGCAGTTGCCAAGGCGGGGTGTGGTGCTGCTTCGCCATGAGCCAAATCGCCGCAGTGATCGCGAGCGCCCCCAGAATTACCAGGGCCAGTGCTCCCGTAGGCGACCACTGGGGTTGTTGGTCGCTGTCTTGGCTCGGCTTGCACTCATCCATGTGGCTCCACTGCCGAATTGGCAACGGCAGGAGTTATTGATAATCGCATGTCACTAAGCTTTCGATTGTTTGAATGTGAACGCATGCTAATGTTTTTTGGTTCTTGTACCAATATGTAGCTTCTCCCAGGCTGTGAGGCTGTACAGGCGGCAATCAGCATGCCCGCCACGCCTAGGCCAACCCCTACCTCGTTATTACGTTTTGGACCGCACAGGTGCGGTACAACAGGTTCAGAGTTTCTTTCGCTCAGTATTTCTTCAGGGTGCAGCCATGCCAGATTCCATCCACGCCCCGTGCCCCTTATGCAATCTCCAGTGCACTGCCTACCTCGAAGACTATGGAAAGTGGATGCACTTTTCCTGCCGCTGTTGTCGTGAGCTGAAGGTGAACAAGATGGTGATCAGCAAGCTCCGCGCTGAATCCAATGAAGTGCGCGAGCAGCTGTCGCAGCAGGCTCGCGCGTTGGGAGAGGGCGAATATCTCCACATCGCTGCAACGGATCAGGGCTCGTTGCAGCCCCGAGGGCAGTCTGCCTGGACGGCTGAGGTGCGGACGCGGCCCGTGTGAGGCTATGGTCCCAGCGCGGGCTTTCCGTGCCACTATCACGCCATGATTCCTGCACCCCTCCTTCAGTTCACCGACGTTCGCACTCGCGTCTTCAACGGGAAGACGCTCATCGGCCTCAAGCACACGGCCAAGACTGCCTCAGGGCTTGATATTGCAACCACCTGGGTTGATATGCGTCCTGAGGATGTGGAGCGGCTGATCAAGACTCTCCAGGACACGCTGGCAGAGCTGTCGGCCGAGTAGCAGAAGTGCCCATCCCTCACCCATCAGCCCCGCATGTCGGGGCTTTTTTACACGCCCCCGGCTAGGGTTCGACCGCCCCCGCACCTCTCCTTGAGAGTGGGGGGATGGCACATCCTCATACCCTCATTCTTGCTGGCGCGTTGGTCGTGGCGCTGGGCTTGGTCTTCGCCGCCGCTTTCGCGGCGCTTCGGGCTGCGGCTGCCGCACGGCGCGCTGTAGAGCTTGCTGAAGCTTCAGCCAAAGAGTCGGAGCGGCAACAGGTCGCACGCGGCGAAACCCTCGAATGGTTGCAAGACCATGTATCCCGAGGGATTCAGATCCTCGCCAAGGGCTGTAGTTCAGGAGAGGATGGCTATCAAGGCGGTGACCACGACAGCTATAACGGCGATGCCGGCGCCAATCCAGGCAATCTTCACTGACTCACCCCGCCCTCTGTCCCGGGAGGGCGGGGAGAGAGTTCTCAGGCGGGGCGTGGGGCAGGGAGGTGCCCAGCCATGTGGCTGAGCCGGTTCGCGCAGGTCGCGGCGAGGCGGGCCAATTCCGGTGATCCCCGGAATTACCTGCGCGGCAGCGAACGCAGCTGCGCGCCCCGCGTTCGAGCAGATGATTTTCTGAGCTGCCTACACGGCAGTGAACGCTTTGCGGGGGCGACGCCCACGGCCCTCAACTTTCTGAGCGGCCTACACGGCAGTGAACCTCAATTTCCTGCGGGCTGTCGGCACGTTCCTTTTCTGAGCTGCCTACACGGCAGTGAACTGGAAGGCGGCCGGCTACACGGAAGACATGCTTTTCTGAGCTGCCTACACGGCAGTGAACTGCCAGGGGGCGCGCCATGACCGCCGGCATCTTTTCTGAGCTGCCTACACGGCAGTGAACGCAGGAAGATTGGCAACTGTCCCCCGCAGTCTTTTCTGAGCTGCCTACACGGCAGTGAACATGGCGTAGCTATCACCCAGGAAATGCAGGAATTTCTGAGCTGCCTACACGGCAGTGAACCCGAGGTCACGCTGCAGGACCTAGCCGCGCTCTTTCTGAGCTGCCTACACGGCAGTGAACGCGGTACGGGTGGTGGCACGGGCGGCGGTACAGTTTCTGAGCTGCCTACACGGCAGTGAACGTGTGGTGTACACGGATGCCAGCTATTGGGCTTTTCTGAGCTGCCTACACGGCAGTGAACTAGAGCGTATCACGCACAAGTCCATGATGCGCAAGACTAAATCTGGGTTCAGTCGGCTGGAACCCTTTTTCGCAGCGCCCGAGGGATCGAAAAAAAAGGGTTGGCGTGCTCAGCCTACGAACTCCACCAGTTCAGCGAGCTGCGCGAACATACGGCCGGCATCCTTGAGGCAGCGTTCGTAGGCGCAGCCTGTCCTGCTGAATGCCCGGCTGGCAAGGTTGATGGCCGCGCCCGCCTTAAGCCACGACAGGCTGAACTCGGCACCGTCCTTGAAGGCTGTCGTTCGCATGGCGCGGATGTGGGACAGTGCAAGCTCCACGGCATAGTCCACATCGTGGTCAGCATCAAGCCAGTGCTCATCGGCGCACCGGATGCTGACAAGTCGCTTGATGTCTTCCTCGGCCTTGTCCAGTGCCAGGGCCGAGATTTGTTCGAAGGTGGGGCGCGCGGCTGCAGGAGCTTTGCGCGCGCGAGGCTTTGCTGTAGCATTCATGCTGAATTCCGTTCTGTGTTGGTTCGGGTTCACCTTGAAAGCCTCGACGGGTCCAAGCGTCGGGGCTTTCGTCTTTGGGGGCATTTGCCCCAGGGCTCACAGCAGGGCTGCCTGCGGTTCATCGGGGGCCTGCCTTGGTTTCAGCGGGATCACACTGCCGCCGCTGCCGCGCTTGCCATCCGCTGCAGGGATGTTCTCGCGCACCACATCAACGACAGATTCCCACCAATCGATCTGATTTCCGTGGTGTGCGTTCTTGGCCTTGAAGGGCAGCACCTCGCCGTACTTGGTTCCGGCTTCAGTCAGCACGTAGCCGTCCTCGACCTTGCGCTGCAGGCCGAGCTCCAGAAGCACCTTGTTGACGAGCTGACTGCTGCACTTGGCGCGGCCCGTCTGCTCCGCGATGCGGGCTCCGATTTGCGTGGGGTTGAGGCGGACCATCCGCTCCAGTGTCACGGGCGGCAGTGCGCGGCGGAACTCGCTGAAGTCAATGCCGGTGTGCTGCTCGAAGGCCTGGAGCTTGGCGGCAGCAACCACATCGAGGCGGATGCCGGGCACGTCCTTTAGTGCGTCACCGACGAAGTTGATGACCTTCACCTGATCCAGGGGCGTGCGGCCACGGACACGGGCAGGCTTCGTTTCCACCGGCGCCGACAGAGCGGCCGCATCGCCGGCCAGCGCTCGCGAGAAATAGGCCTCCTCCATCTCCTCAAACACATCCCAGGCCTTGTCGGTAGTCAGCATCTTGGCGTGCCGGCCAGCACCCAACTCGGTCCACAGGATGAGCGCAGGGGCTCTGGGTGCGACTGACCCGAAATTTTCGGGGCAGTTCTTGAACGCCTGAAGTGCCGCACCTTCCAGTTTCACGAAGTGCTTTCCCTCCTCGAATCGATCCCGATTGTTCGCGTGGTTGTCGCCTATGTTCTTCTCGGCGCAGCCGTAGAACTGCGCGAGCTGCTGCGTGGTGCAGACCGGGCGGCCCTTGTACGTGATGCGGGCCGACTGCACGCCAGCGATGGTGACGATGTTGCTCATGGTGATGCTCCTGCGGGAAAGAATTACGAACAGCGGCGCGCGACTTCGACAAGAAGGGCTTGCGTTGAAACGATGGCCAGATCGATGGGCGATTGCTGGGTGGGGCGAGCGGTCCCGCCGCGATGCGCATCGCAGCCGCCAAGCGCAAGCCAGGCGGAGGAGACCCCCAGCTCTGCAGCAAGGCGGTCCAAGGCGGCGCGTCGCGGCTGACTCCTTGCGGTTTCGTACCTGCTGAGTTGCGTCTGCGCGATGCCAGCGCGTCGCGCAAGATCGTTTTGAGACATGCCCGCCCAGGCGCGCGCCATGATCAGGCGCTTTGCGAGGGCCTCGTTACCGTTCATGTGAGAACTCCTTTGGAACGCGGGCCGGCTGGACGGGCCTACCAGCGAAACGTGTATCGTCTATGCACATAGAATTCACTCCTTTGTACTGTTGTGTACGGATCGAATGTAGTGTACTGATTGAACTGTTTGCAAGTTGTATTTGTACCACATGAACTAATATGAACGAAAAAGAGTTCAAAGATCGGCTGATCGCCGCGCGCGAAGGGTTGGGGCTTTCTCAATCGGAGTTGGCGCGCAGGGTGGATATGAAGCCCACGCAACTGGCCCGGTACGAAGGAGGGCGCGCGACCCCCAGGCGTAAGGTGATCGAGCGTTTGGCCGTTGCACTTCAGGTCAACACGCAATGGCTTGCTGACGGGTCTGCGCACCCTCACGAGCCCGAGATGACGATGCGGCCGGATGGGAAGGGGATGGTTGAAGTGACATTCCGGCCAGACGAGGAGACGGGGCGGCTGTTCAGGGAGATTGCTGAGCGGATTGGTAAAACCCCGGACGACCTGCTTAACTGGGTGATGACGGAAATGACGAAAATCGGTGCCGCACCCGAAGGTCCGCCGGACGACATCTACAAAGAGTTGTCTGAGCGTGTGGCGCGCTTGGAGGCAGAGGCCGCCGCACGGCGCAAGGGATCTGACGGGTAGCCTTGGTAGCACCGGCCCGCAGCAGCGGGCTTTTTTACTACCCCCTGTAGGGTTCGACGCCTGCCCACCTGCTCCGAGAGAGTGGGGGGATGGCAAACGACACCATCTCCTATGAAGACGCGTTCAAAGGACCGGCGCCCCAGTCGCCCAAGGGCGCGGCAGCGGCGCCGATAAGTTACGAGGATGCCTTCGGTCTTAAGCCTGCCGAGCCAGCCGGCCGCAGCGCCACCGACTACGTCCGCGACGCGGCAGCCTGGGCAGCCAAGGGCGCCGTGGCCGTGCCCGAAGCTGTTGTCGGCCTGGCCGACATCGCCACCGGCGGGCGCGCGGGCAAGCTCCTGGAGAACGAGGGTGGGGCTGTCGGCTTCCGGCCCAAGCAGGCGCGCGAGGCCATCAATGAATGGCACTCGGATGCCACCAAGGAAGCGCAGCGCAAGTTCCAGGAGGCCGAGGGCCTGGGCGGCAAGTTCCAGGCCGCCATCGAGAATCCTTCCAACATCGTCGGCGCGGTTGTTGAATCGCTGCCGGCCATGGGTGCGGGCGGCGTGGTGGCGCGCGGGCTGGGCGCGGCGACGCGGCTGGGCCAGGCTGGTGCCAAGAGCGCTGCAGCTGCTGGTGCGATGGGTGAGGGCATCGTGGGCACGGGCTCTGCTGCCGAGCAGATCCGCCAGGAAACAGATGACGGGCTGCTCTCTCCGGGCCAGGCCGCGGCGGCAGCAGCCACGGGCGCGGCCACGGCCGGCTTCGGGTATGCCGGCGGGCGCATGGCGCAGCGCCTGGGCATCGGTGATGCCGAGACCATGCTGGCCCAGGGCAACAAGGGCATTGCCAAGCAGTTCGCCGACGACGCAGCCACGGCGGCCGCGAATCCGCTGGTGCAGCAGCGCGCGGTCAAGAGCATTCCGCGCCAGGTGATCGAAGGCGCCATCTCCGAAGGTTTCCTCGAGGAACTGCCCCAATCGGTTGCCGAGCAGATCTTCCAGAACCTGGCGTTGGGCAAGGACTGGTCCCAGGACGTGGACACGGCGGTGGTGCTGGGCACGCTGTCGGGCGCGGCCATGGGCGGCGGCGCGGCGGGGTATCGGGCGGCGCGCGAGCCGCGCGTGCCTGCTGGACAGCCGGGCGATGCTGCTGCCCAGCCCCCGGGCGCTGGCGCAGAGCCTGCGGGCCTGCCGGATGTCGCAACCTACGGCGCCGCCATTGACCAGATGGTGCGGCCAGAGAGCCAGCAGCAGTACCGGGATGCTCTGGCGCGGGCCCAGGACGAGTCCCTGGCCCCCGAAGACCGGAAGGCCGCGGCGGATTCGCTGCACCAGGCGTTCAACCCGGATCTGTTCCAGCAGGCCGGCGAGAACCAGGCCGATGGCCAAGCGCCGTCGGGCCTATCCAAGGTGCGCGATGAATTCATGCGGCAGCTGGCCGCGCAGCAAGAGCCGGTCATCGATGAGGCCCGGCTGCGCGAGCAGGGCATCACGCCCGCCCCGCAACTGGATACCACGCGCATTGATGCTGCCATCGGCGCGCCGCGCCCCTCTGAGGTCATGGGCCTGGATCCTGCTGCTGGCTCCCTGTCCGCAGCTGCTGCCCTGGCAGTGGATTCCGGCGCGGCTGCCCAGACGCAGCAGGCCAGTGCCATGGCCCAGGCCGCAGAGCAGGCGGCACGCGCGCCAGCCAAGAAGAAGGCTTCCGAGCGCCAGGTCACGGCAGACCCTGCCACAGGCGAGATCGCTGGCGGCGCCCTGGCCACCTGGACGGATGAGGACCTGTCGAACGCCTTCCGCTCGGCCCAGGCCAAGGAAGTCCGCATACCGCTGGCCAACGAGCTGCAGCGGCGCCGTGCCGAGCGCGAGCAGCAAGCCCGTGACGCCGCACCTGCTCCCACACCCACCACCACCCAGCAAGGAAGCATCGATGGCACACAAGCCGATCAAGCCCAGCCGCCGCGCACGGAATCTTCGCCGGCAGCAGGAGCGCAAGGAGCGCCGGTTGCAGGTCCTGCAGCTGCGCAGGAGCTGACCTATGGCACCACCTCGTCTCAGCACGATGGCGCGCAAGCAGGTGCAGCGCCAAGCCCGCAAACTCAAGCGCCAGTCCAAACCCCTGCCCAGCGCATCGACGCCGGGCGCGCGGCCTGGGCCAGCATGCCCACCGCAGAGCGCAAGGCCCTGGCCAAGCGTGTGGGCGGCGTAAATGCCGCCCTGAAGAACAATCTTCACGGCGCGCGCTGGGAGAACCTGAATGCGGAGCTGCAGCTCCGTCTTGCTGACGCCATCCAAGTGCAAGGAGCAACCAATGATTCAACCGCACCTGCAGTACGGCTGGCAGATGAACGCCCACCAGGCCCTGCGGCTGCTGCGGAGGCTGGGGGCAGTCAGCCGGCAGGACGCGCGCCAGATGCGCAGCCTGCTGGGCCGGGAGGTAGCAGTGCCGGACAGCCTGCTGCCGGCGTGCAATCTGCTGTACCTGGCCGAAGTGGCGCCAGCGAACAGGCTGCCGGTGTAGCTCCTGCTGCTGCACCAGCGCCCACGGTGGGCCAGCAGCAGGCCGTGGCGATCGCCAAGGAAGGGAACGACGCACGGCGCGCCCAGCTGCAGGCCGCCAGCGAGCGCTGGGCCAGCATGCCGGCGGCCGAGCGCCAGGCGGTGGCAGGCAAGGCCAAGGGCCTGAATGCGCTGGCCAAGGCCAGCTCTCACACAAGGGCCTGGGCCGACTTGGCGCCCAAGGTGCGCGAGAAGCTGGCCGCCGCCATGCCCGATGCTGCTGCAGCACCTGCAGCACCTGCAGCACCTGCAGCACCTGCAGCCCGCGCGCCAGCACGTTCCGTGGAAGGTCGTGACCTGGGCGACGGCTGGGCCGAGTTCTCCCGCGACTCGGGCTCCATCGGCGTGCCGCGCGCGGAGATGCCGCAGATCCGAGCCGAGCACCGCGGCGCCATGGTCAACTTCATGAATGCCCGCGGCATTGCTCACCAGGAGGAGAGGGTGCCGGCCTCCAGCCTCAAGCCCACGCAGGCGGAATTCAGCCGCGAGCGTGTGACGCGAGCCAGAGGCTTCGAGGGCGGCAACCGCTCTATCCTCGTCTCGCGCGATGGGCATGTGCTCGACGGCCACCACCAGTGGCTGGCTGCGCGCGAAGCGGGCGAGGACGTGAAGGTGATCCGACTGGATGCGCCCATCCGCGAACTGCTGGACGCCGCGCGAGAGTTCCCCAACTCCACGACGAGCGAGGGGGCTGCCGAGGCTGCGGCTCCGGCCTCTGCTCCAGCAACCAAGCCCAAGCCGCGCGGCGTCCTGGCCAAGAAGGCCAAAGCCGAGGAGGCCGCCCGCGCCGACTACTTCACCCCGGGCAACATCGTGAAGGGCTACGGGGATACCCATGTCCGCGTGGTCTCGTACACGCCGGCCAATGCCGATGGCGTGTGGAGCGTGACGGTGCGCCAGGTGGAGAAGCAGGGTTCAGGTTGGGAAGATGTGCCGGGCGTGCGCGAGCGCACCCATGCCACGCCGCCCAGCGCGCGCGAGCTGAAGGCCGGACCTGTGGAGCGCACCGAGGATCTGCCATTCCGGCGCGGCGAAGCCGATGGCCAGGGCCTGACCGATGATCAGATGGCGAATCTGCTGCGCATCATGCGGCCGGAGCCGGCGGCCTTCTCCGATGCGGCGCGGGCCCAGGCCGTGGGCCAGGTGCGTGAGACGGTGGACGCCATCCGCAAGGGCTGGACCAACGGGCCCGAGGTAGTGGTGGCCTTCGATATGTCCGACCCAGCCGTGCCCGAGGCGGCGCGACGCGCGGACTTGCGCCAGCGCAGCGGCGGCGCCAGTGGGGCGCCCGAGGGCTTCTACTGGCGCGGCAAGGCCTACCTGCTGGCCAGCAAGCTGAACACGCCCGCCGACGCGGCCCGCGTGCTGCACCATGAGGTGCTGGGCCATCACGGCCTGCGCGGCATGTTCGGCCCGGAGCTGAACAAGATCCTCAACCAGGTGGCCACCATGCGCCAGGCAGAGGTGGCGGCCAAGATCAAGGAATACGGTCTGCGCGGCGTCACCGACCTGAGCCGGCGCCACGCGGCCGAGGAAGTGCTGGCCGAGATGGCTGAGAAGACGCCGCAGCTGCATTTCGTGCGGCGCGCCGTGGCCGCCATCCGCAACTGGCTGCGGGCCAACGTGCCCGGGTTCGCGGGCCTGAAACTGTCCGATGCCGACATCATCCAGGCGTTTATCCTGCCGGCGCGCGGGTTCGTGGAGCGCGGGCAGCGCGCCGCTACCGACCGCATCGAGCCAGTGTTCAGCCGCGGTGCGGCCGAGATGTCGCTCGTGGAGAAGGCCCGCGTGCTGCAGGGCGAGCCGGTGGCGACCGTGGACACCAGCATCGCGCCCATGGGGGCACCGGCCATCCGCGCTTGGGCCTCTGACCTGTTTGCGAAGCAGGGAGGCAAGGCGACCAATCCGGAACTGGGTGATGTGCTTCTGGACGAACGCGCCGTGCGCAGTTCCATTGCGCATGGTCGCCCGAACGCATACAAGGTAGCCGCCTTCGCGGCGGTTAAGGGTGCGCTGGAGAAGGGGGTGCTAGTTGTTTCAGCCCACCATGGCGAAACCGACAGCTTCTACGTGAGTGCACCAGTCCGGCTCTCTGGGGTGGATCACATCCTCACAGCGCTGGTTCACCGAGATACCAACACGCAGCGCATGTACCTGCACAGCGTTGCCACAAAAGAAAGTCTCCTGAGCCGTCGAGTTTCCAGGGCCGATGCAGATGCATCCGAGCGATCTGGCTCAAACGAGTCAGGAGACGAATCAATGGTATCGCAAGAGTCCAAAAAAGGGAATCCTCCGGGGGCCAGGGATTCCGGGACCGATGCGGCTGTCGCGGCATCCGGGCGCACCGGCAAGGTCTCCCCAGAGGAAGTCGCAACTGTACTGCGAGGGCTGTTGCGGATCAATACGCAGGAGTCCGCCGGGGAGGATGGGGGGGAAGACCTCATGTTCAGCCGCTCGCGGCTTTCGGAGATCAAAGACAGCGCTCTGGACCAACTCCAGAAGACGATGTCCCACCCGGGTAAGGTCTCTGTCTGGGACAAGACCATCGGCACCATGAGGCACCTGGCCGAGCGTGCGCCAGTTTTCAAGCCGGTCTACGAGACCGCCCAGCGCAACATCGATGACGTGTCCATGCTGGCCAACGATGCCGCCGACCGGGCGCCGCGCCTGCTGCCACGCGTGGACACCATCAGCGACCTGGTGGGCAAGAACCGCAAGACCCCCGTCTCGGCGGCCGACAACAAGGCCGTGGCGAAGCCTCTCTTCGAGGCCACGCTGCTGTGGGGCCGCGACGTTGATGGCAAGGCCGTGCTGGTGGACGAGCTGGCCAAGAAGTACGGCAACCTGCCTGCCGACGACAAGGCCCAGCTGCTGCTGCGCGCCGGTCGCCTGGACGACCGCGTGCTGCGCGACTGGCGCGGCCTGCCGCTGGCCCAGTACGAAGCGCTGGTGAATTCGCGCTTCGAGAGCAAGATGCTCAAGGCAGGCGCGGTCTGGACGGATGCTGAGCTGCAGACGATGTTCGGCGCCACGCCCAACCAGATTGCCCTGTACCGCGAAGCCCGCGCGGCCATCGACCGCTCCATCGACATGACCGCTCGGGCGGACATGATGCGCGCGCTGGGCGACGAGTACGCCGGGATGCGCGACCTGGTGCTGGACGCGCCGACGCTGGCCGATGCTCTGGAGCTGCTGACCACCACGTTGCAGCAGGATGCGAAGGCCAAGCCGGACCTGGCCGACCGGCTGCTGCAGTTGAACAACATGGTGGTGGACCGGGCGGCCACGGCCAAGGATCTGCAGGACGGCGGGTATGCGCCGCTGTCTCGCTTCGGCCGGTACACGCTGGACGTGGTTGACCAGGAGGGCAACCGCCAGTACTTCGGCATGTACGAGACCATGAAGGATGCCAACCTGGCCAAGATCCAGATGGCCCAGGCCTTCCCCGGCGCGGTGATCACGCAGGGCACCATGAGCCAGCAGTCCTTCAAGCTGTTCGCGGGCATCACGCCCGAGACGCTCGAGATCTTCAAGGACATGGTTGTGGGCAAAGAGGCCGATGCGGCCACGCGCAAGGTCTTCGATGAATACCTGAAGCTGACAAAGAACAACCACAGCGCGCTCAAGCGGCTGATCCAGCGCAAGGGCATCGAAGGCTACAGCCAGGACGTGGGCCGCGTGGTGGCCAACTTCATCTACAGCAATGCGCGGCAGGGCGCGGCGGGCCTGAATGCCGGCACCATGGATCGCGCGATCAACGACATCCCGAAGGAGCAGGGCGAGCTGAAGGACTTGGCCATGGGCCTGCGCAGCTACATCCGCGACCCTCAGGAAGAAGGCCAGGCCGTGCGCGGCATGCTGTTTGCACAATACCTGGGCGGCTCGCTGGCCTCGGCCGTGGTCAACATGACCCAGCCCTTTGCGGTAACGCTGCCGTGGCTGAGCCAGTTCGGCGGCATCCGTGCGGCCGGCAGCCAGATGGCCCGGGCCCTGAAGGACATGGGCACGCGCGGCATGAAGTACGAGACTGACCTGGCCCACGCGCTGAAGTCCGCCGAGGACGACGGCGTGGTCTCGCCACAGGAAGTGCACCAGCTCATGGCCCAGGCGCGCGGCGCGGGCGGCCTGCGCTCGGGCGACGGCACGCGGGCCGGGGATGCGCGCGCCGCGGCGGGCAATGCCTGGGAGCGCGCCAAGGTGGCCTGGGGCCAGCCCTTCGCTCTGGCCGAGCAGTTCAACCGCCGCTCCACCTTCATTGCCGCCTTCAGGATCGCCAAGGCCCAGGGCATGCCCGATCCCGGCGCCTTCGCGCGCAAAGCAGTGCTGGAGACCCAGTTCGTTTATTCCAAGGCCAACAAGCCCCAGTGGGCGCGTGGCGCGGTAGCCGGCACTCTTTTTACGTTTAAAACGTATAGCGTCTCCTACCTGGAACTGATGCAGCGCATGTGGACGCAGGGCGGTCCTGAAGGCAAACGCGCTGTGGGCTGGGCCCTGGCCATGCTGCTGCTGATGGGCGGCGCCGGCGGCGTGCCCTTCATGGAGGACGCCGAGGACCTGATCGACGGCGTGGGCCAGATGCTGGGCTACAACATCAGTTCCAAGCAGTGGCGCAAGGAAGCGCTGGCCGGCATCGTGGGCAAGGAACTGGCCGAGTTCATGGAGCAGGGCGTCTCGGGTCTGCCAGGTGCTCCTATCGACGTGTCCGGGCGCCTGGGCATGGGCAACCTGCTGCCCGGCACCGGCCTGCTGCTGACCAAGCAGAGCCGCGAGCGGGATCTGCTGGAGGTGGTGGGGCCCGCGGGCGATCTGGTTTCCCGTGGCTTCGCTGCAGGGCGCGAACTGGTGGGCGGGGTGATGAATTTGGATCCGTCCGCAGCGGGCCGCGCTGCGCTGGAGGTGTCGCCCACGGCCGTGCGCAATGCGTTCAAGGGCGCGGACATGGCCGCCAGCGGCATGTACAAGGACACCAAGGGCTACAAGGTGATCGATACCACGCTGGCCGAGGCGGTGGCCAAGGCTGTCGGCTTCCAGCCCAAGAGCGTTGCCGAGATCCAGGAGGCTAACAGCTTCATGCAGCGGTCCAAGAGCTTCTACAGCCAGACCAGCAGCGAGATCAAGGCGCAGTGGGCCGATGCGCTGTTCCGAAAGGATGAGGGCGCCCTGGCACGCGTGCGCGAACGGCTGGCCGATTGGAACCAGAACAATCCAGAGCAGCCCATCGTCGTCAAGATGCCCGACGTGTGGAAAAAAGTGCGCGAGATGGGTAAGGACCGCATCGACCGTATCGCGGACAACTCGCCCAAGGCCCTTCGACAGCAGATGCGGGAGATGGCCGCCGATGCACGGTAGTCCCCGGCTAGGGTTCGACCCCCATGGAGATGGCGGGAACACTCTTTCCAAAGGAGTCCCGCCATGTCCAATGCCCTCTACACCAAGTTCAAGGAACGCCTGCTCAAGGCGCAGATCGACCTGTCCACCCAGCCCGTCAAGGCGGTGCTGGTTAAGAACACCTACGCCCCGGTCATCGCAAGTCATGAGTTCCTGACTGACATTCAGGCCCACATTGCGAACACGGCCCAGGCGCTGGCCGGCGTCACCGTGACGGGTGGCGTGTTCGATGCCAACGACGTGACCTTCGCCGCGGTGGGGGCCGACACCCACAAGGCCATCGTGCTCTACGTCGATACGGGCGTAGCCGGCACTTCGCCGCTGGTCCTGTATCTGGACGAGATCCCGGGCTTTCCGTTCACGGGCAATGGCTCCGACGCGGAGATCCGCTGGGACAACGGCGCCAATCGCATTTTTGCGCTGTAACGCAGGGAGAGTGCCGTGCCAGCCCTGGTCTATTTCAACAATGCGGAATCGGTGCTGGGTGCGCCTCTTGACGACTCCGGCAGTGCGTTCAGCGCGGTCTCGCTGACGCTGGCGGCCGGGACGGGTGCCCTGTTCGGCAGTCCCACCGAGGAGCGCCGGCTGCGGCTGACGCTGACCCACCCGGATACGCCGGACGAGCGGGAGATCATCGAGGCAAGGGGGCGCACGGGCGATGTGTTGTCCGTCTACCGTGGTCTGGAGGCCACGGCCGTACGCGCCTGGCCCGCCGGCGCCAAGGTGTCCAACTATCTGACAGCGGAGGCGGCGAACCGCTTCGTGCTGGGCCCCAGCAACGAGTACGAGAGCATGCAGGGCGGCTTTGCCGTGGGCTCCACGCAGTTCATGGATGTGGCCGGCATCTACAAGCCCGACGGCATGAGCGAGTTCGTCACGGGGGCCGCGGGCCAGCTGGTGGGCCTGCCTTCGGGCGGCAGCCATGCGCTCGGGGTGATCCTCCTGTCGGGCAAGGCCAGCGGGGAGTCGAGCGGCGACGTGAATGGCCTGTGGGGCAATGCGCGTGCGGTGCAGGTGGCCGCGAGCTACAGCAGCACGGGGATGGCGCTGGGCACGCTGGTGACTGCCGCTGAAGGTGGCGTGGCTGCTGGCCTGCGGGCCGCGGCGGGCGAGGGATCGCTTGCCCTGGGCAACGGCGTCACCGCCGTGCGTCAGGCCATGGCGCTGGGCCGCGACTGCGCCGCGTTGGGCGAACGATCGCTTGCGGCCGGCGCCGGGGCCCTGGCCCTGGGCGATGGAAGTGTGGCCCTGGGCGATGGCGCCTACCAGGCGGCAGAGCGAAGCATTGCCTTTGGTGCGTTGCCCACGGTGCCTCGCGTGTGGCGCGCCCTGGACGGCAACAGCGAGAACGCCTGGGAGCATGCCGGTAGTGAGGGCATCGTCGCATCGCGCTTCTATGACCTGGGCGTTTCGCCAGAGTTCTCCGGCGGCAGCGTCATGGATGGCGATGTCTACCGCCCGGCGACCGGGGCCGTGCGGTACCGAGCGTTCATTCCCTACGATCCGCGAGCCACGACCAACAGTTTCTACGCGCCGGCCATGGCCTTGCCTTCGTCGGGGCTGATGAACCAGCCGATGGATGCCGCCAACAGCAATGAGGCCATGTGGGTTGCGCACGAGGGCGGGGCCGGGCTGCGGGTCATCCTGAGCCTGCCGCTGCATGTGCTGTTCTTCCCGACGGAAGTGGGATTCATCCTGTTCAAGGGCACGGCCTCAACCGCGCCTGCGGTCTCTGTGGGTGACATGGGGTCGGATACCGCTCTGTTGCCTGCGACTGCCCTGCCTGGACCGCTGACGGGCAAGGCCATCCATCGGCTGCCCGTCACCACGGGCAAGGGCGTGGAGGGTCAGTTGCGGTTCACGCTCGCCACGGCAGCCAATGGGCAGTTCCTCGGGCGCTTCTACGCCAAGGGCCTGTTCATCAACACGCAGGAGTAAGCGGTGCTGCTCAATGCCGTGCCCCTGAATGCCGGCCTGCTGGGCGCCGCGGCCGGGGAGCAGGCGGCCGAGGAAGGCTTGTTCCGGCCGCGTGCCCTGGCTTCTGCCGTGGTGTTCGGCGCGCCGCAGTGGCTCGTGCACATGGCATTCGCGGTGCCCTCGGTCGCCAGCACCCGCATCGGCGTGCCCACCCTGGTGCTGGGCGCTACCCGCCGCTTCGATGCCAAGGGCCTGGGGCCGCTGGCCAGGGCGGGGATGCCGTCGCTGCGGTTGGTGTACGCCGGCGGCGTGCCGGCCGGCCCGCAGGTGTTCACGGCCGGCGGGCTGCGCGCCACGCGCCTGGGCGCGGCGCAGTTGCAGCTGCGCATCGCGCTGGACGTGGCCTCGGTAGCCAGCACGCGCATCGGCATGCCCGGCATGGTGCAGGTGCTGCGGGCGCCCGGCACGGCGCTGGCGCCGCGCTCGGGGCAGCCTACGCTGGTGCTGTGCTTCCATCCTGCGGCGCTGGTGCTGGGCCGCTGGGGAGTGGCGTCGCTGGCACAGATCTTCCGGCCCGCACCGCTGGCGCGCACGCGCATTGGCCAGCCGGCGCTGCATCTGCGTTCGTCGGGAGACATCGCAGATTGGTACGCAGGCGCGCAGGTGGGCATGCCGCGGCTGTGCTTCGTGCAACGCGTCTATCCCGGCTCGCGGCTGGCGCGGGCAGGGCAACCATCACTTCGCCGAGGGCATGCATGCTGACGTTCCAGAAATTCCGGGGTATCAACAACATCTCCAATGAGAAGAAGAAGGGCGAAACCTACCTGTCGGCCGCGCTCGATGTGGATGTGGGGCTGGATGCCGAACTGCGCCGCCGGCGCGGCATGACCCTGCTGAAGGCCGGCTGCTATCGCCAGTTGTGGGAGGGAGCCTCCATGCTGCTGGGCATCTTGAACGGGTGCGCGTTGGTGCGCGTGGTGCCGGATGGCGAGGATGTGACCATCCACCCCGCCATGGGCACGGCGCGGCTGTGGTGCTGCGAGTTGCCAGACGGGCGCGTGATTTTCTCCAACGGGCAGGTGCACGGCATGACCGATGGCACGGGCTGCTCGGATTGGGGCGTGGCGCCGCCGGACGAGGCCGGGTCTGCCACGGCGGTGGCGGGGGCCATGCCGGCAGGCCGCTATGCGTGGGCCATCACGTTCCGGCGCGAAGCCGATGGCCTGGAGAGCCAGGCGGCGGTGGGCGGCCTGGTCGAGGTCCAGCAGGCGGGCGGGCTGCTGCTGACGGACCTGCCGCAGCGTGCGGGCCACAGCCTGCAGGTCTATCTGACCACGGCGGGCGGAGAGGCGTTCTTCCATGCGGGCCAGGCCCAGGGCCCGGCCTTCAGCTATCTGCGCGACGGCCAGGACCTTGCGCGGCCCTGCCGCACGCTGCACCTGAGCATGCCTCCGGTGGGATGCCTGCATGCATTGTGGGGCGCGCGCATGCTGGTGGCCCAGGGCCGCGTGCTGTGGGCTTCCAGGCCGCACGGTTGGAGCCACTTCGATCTGGGGCGCGACTTCAAGCAGTTCAGTGCCGACATCACGCTGGTGCAGCCCGTGGGCGGGGGCATTTTCGTGGGTACGCAAAAGGAGCTGGCCTTCCTGGCCGGCGTGGAGTTCGATACGCTGGTCTACACCAGTCTGATGAAGGAGCCAGTGCTTCTGGGCTCGGGCGCCGCGGCACCCGGCCGGCGCGTGCGCCGCGGCGACGGCGCGGGCTTTGGCCGGGCCATGGTGTGCATTGCGGGCGGCTGGGTGGTGGCTGGCCACGACGACGGCATGCTCGAGCCCCTGAGCGAGGGCATCTACCGGGCGGACATTGGCGCAGAGGTGGTGGCCGCATTCCGCACGGTGGATGGCGTGCCGCAATATGAGGCGCTGGCCTATGAGCACGCGGCCGTTTGATCCCTATTTCTTCGGCCAGGGTGGCCAGCCCCTGCAGGGGTCAAGGCCTGCGCGTTTCGTGGCTGACGCCCCTTTGTCGCCGGCCCAGGCGCGGCAAGTGCAGGCCTTGTACTTGGCCTTCCGCGAGCAGGTGCGCTTATCTATCGTGCGGCATGTGCGGCAGCGCCATGTGCTCAACGATGGCACTGTGGTGCAACTGGGGTGCTACGGCGAGGACTACAGCGTGCACGTTGCGACCACAGGGGGGCAGGGGCAGCAGGATGCCTTCGTGGCCTATGCGGCCAACCTGGATCCTGCCTATCTGCCCCTGTTTGACCGCGAGGTCATCGATATGTCTGCCCCCGGCAGCACGCCCAAAATTCCGCCAGAGCCGGTTTTCAGCTACGACGTGCCTGAGCCTGAGTACATGACGGTGGATGCCGCAACCTATACGCGGTCAATTAATTCCACAGAAACCAGCCTCGACAATAGCCAGAGCTTTACCTGGCGAGGGGTAACCGTGACAGGAACCCTGGTAGGGGTGAATATCAATCCCGACCCAAATTTCGTGACCATGCGCTATACAGCCGACAAGTACCTACATAACATCCAGGTAGCAGGCTCCAATGATCAGCATTTAACAATTTCCTCTCCTTTTACACGGCCCGAGGCCAGAACTGCAGGGAGGCCCTACTACGAATTCTATTTTTCCAATTATCAGCAGTTCTCTCCTAATGTCACCTGGCGAGTGTATGGTGGGAAGTTATCAGAAGAGGGTGATTTTGATATAAGCCCATCATTGCAGAGTTTCTCTGATAAGAATTACTCCAGCTTGCCAGCAGTTGGCAAAAACACACCTGAATATATAGCCTCGATGGCGCAAATGGAGGAGGTCTACGACCAGATAACTGCCGCACTCCAGGCCCAATTCCCTCCCACGCCCTGGGAACTCTGGTCCGAGGCGAGACAGGCGGCATACCAGGAGTGGCGCAGCACGACGTGGCAAGCGTGGAGCCTATTGCGGGATCGCATCCTGGCGGGCTGGCAGCAAGGCCCGGCCGTCGAAAACCACGGCCTGACCATCACGCGCAAGCTGGCGCGCGATGCGCAGGTGGCGGCGCTGCACCAGCACCTCGATGCCGGCGTGGCCGACCCGCATCTGGCCGCCCGGTTCCTGAGCCTGCCGGTGCTCGTGGACCGCGCGCCGCGCGCCAGCTTGCCGCAGGGTGGGTCTGTGACGCATGGGGGCGTGGTCCACGAAGTCTATCTGGGCTATCCGGCCGAGGCGCTGAACTACCAGGCCGGCGCGGCGACGCCGGACGTGCAGGTGCCGGGGTCTCCCAATCCTTCCCATGCACCTCACGGCGTGCAAAGCCGGCTGCTCGGGGTGGACTGGCGCAGCGCGCAATGCATCTTCGGCAGCCGCATGACGGGCCGCTGGGCACGGTTGCAACGCCACCAGAACTACCACGGCGGCGAGCTCGCCGGGGTCTATATCAAGGAGCCGCTGCAGTGGCTGGTGCACCCGGCTTATCAGGCAGTGCTGGATGCGCCGCTGGACCCCACTCCTGCGGGTAGTCCGGTGCGCACCGATCGCTTTCTACCGGCTGGCGCCGTGCTGACCATGGTGCATTTCGAGTATGAGGTGTTCGATCGCTTCTGCAATGCCTGGATGTGGCTGCCGGTGCTGGGCATGGAGGCGTTGGACCCGCTCTGGGTGCAGAGCCTGGGCTCATGGATCGGGCCTGCTCTGAACCCGGCCCAGCCGCCCCGGGCGGTGCGCGTGCGCGGCATCACGACGCAGCGCCGGCTGCGTGACGGCTCCTGGAGTGCAGCGCAGCCCGGCAGGGTCCATACCGTGCCTCAGGCCTACGCGCTGGCCTCCAATGCCGCAGCCATCCCCTGGCCCAGCACCGTGGTGCTGCTGTCCGGCCACGCGCGCACCATGCGGCCCGTGGAAGGCGGCATGGGCCAGTTCACCTATCCCTCCTATGCATCGGGCTGGGCCCGCACCATGGCGCGCGTGCGATCGCTGCTGCCCCAGCCATCCTCGCAGGTGGAGCAAGTCGAGCACTTGGTCACGCTGGCCCTGCGCGCCGCAGGAAAAGGAAAACCATGAAATCCATCGTCGTGAACACCCTCAGCGGCGCGGTGACCGAATACCGCAGGCCGTTGCACAGCATCACCGCCGGGCACGGCGGAAACCGCGAAGGCGTCTTCGTCCTGCAGGGCGACACCGACCATGACCAGCCCATCGTCGGCGAACTGCACACACCCGTCATCAACCACGCCAGCACCTTGCAAAAGAACCTGGGCGCCATCTACGGCAGCGGCGAGAACCTGGCCGGCGGGCTGGCCGAGGTGCACACGCGCGGCAGGGTCTGGGCCTACCCGCTGCGCTGGGGCGACAGGGGCATGGTCCGAGCGGACCCGGGGCGCGGTATCCGCGAGGTCTACCTGGGGTTCGGCCTGCGCCTGCCCGCGGGCCAGGCCTTCACGCTCGATCGCCTTGAAGTGGTCGTCAACAATTCCAAGAGCCGGAGAGTCGCATGAGTGATCCGCAAACCGTCAATCAATTGGTCACGGACGCCTACGAGCGCTCCGTGGCCCTGAGCAATTCCGTCGAGACGCACCTGGCCAGCTTCACCAGCGCGCTGTCCAGCACGCTGGCGGCGCCGCCGACCATCAACTACGAGTGGATCACGCCCGCGGCGCCGTCCCTGCCGCAGGTGCCCGATGCACCCAACTCGCCCCAGCTCAGCCTGAGCGTTCCGGCCACGCCGGCTCCGCTCAACGAGCAATTGCCCGAAGTCGTGTTCGATGACATCGCGCAGCTGCAGCCGCCCAGCCTCACCACGGGCGCGCCGCCGGTGCTCAACTTCGGGGTGGTGCCCGCGATTCCGCAGGTGCAGGACATCGCCATCCCGGACGCCCCGATGGTGAGCCTGCCGGACGCGCCCCAATTCCTCACGCTCCACACCCCCACGTTCGCGGGCGTGAACCTGCGCGAGGACCTGGTGGAGCGCCTGAACGACACCCCCGAACTGGTCATCATCCAGCCGCAGCCGCTCACCTATACCCGGCCCGCACAATACGAATCGCGGGTGCTGGATGGCCTGAAGGCGCTGATCGTCCAACGCCTGGCCGGCGGCACGGGGCTGCCGGTGCAGATTGAGCAGGCCATCTGGGGTCGAGCCCGCGAACGCGAGCTGCTCGCCAGCCTTGCCGAGGAAGAGGATGTGACGCGCAAATCCGAGGCGCTGGGATTTGCGCTGCCGCCTGGCGTGCTGGCCGACCAGATCCGCGTCATCCGCCTGGACCGCCTGGCCAAGCAGGCCGGCCTCTCGCGCGATATCGCCATCAAGCAGGCCGAGATGGAGGTGGACAACCTGCGCGCCACAATCACCGCCGGCATGCAGCTGGAGGACCAGCTCATGCAGCATTGGGTCCGTTCGGAGCAGCTGGTCTTTGAAGCGGCCAAGGCAGCGGCGGACAACGCCATCGCGCTGCACAACGCCCACCTGGAGAACTTCCGGGCCCTGTCCGCGCAATACGCCAACCTGCAGCAGGCCTACAAGACGATCATCGAAGCCGAGATGGCCAAGGTGGAGATTTACAAGGCCCAGTTGCAGGCCGAGCAGAACAAGGCCCAGATCAATACCGCTCTGGTGCAGCAGTTCAAGACGCAGGTGGAGGCCTCGATGGCGCATGTCGAGCTGTACCGCGCCCAGCTCGGTGGCGCTCAGACCCTCATGCAGCTGGAGCAGGCCAAGATCGGAGCGGCGAGCGAGCGCGTACGCGCATTCACCGCAACGATGAATGCCGAAATCGCCAAGGTCGAAGGCTACAAGGCACAGGTCAGCGCGGACACGAACCGTGTCGAGGCCTTCAAGGCCACGATGCAGGCGGTCTCGACCAAGATCACAGCGCAGGCGGAAATCGCCCGAGCGCGGGCCGCGCGCCTGACCGCGCTGGCTCAGGCCAAGACCGGCGAATGGGATGGGTACAGGGCCCAGGTGCAGGGCGCGAGCGCCGTGGCCGAGATGACGGCGCGGCAGTTCAGCCTGCAAAACGACGCCTATTCCACCCGGCTGCGCGGCGTCATCGCGCAAGCCGAGATGGCCAACACACAATGGCAGGGCAGCATGCGGCAGTACGAAGCCGCCCAGACGCTGGCCCTGCAGACCGCGCGAGCGAACAATGATGCCATCGCAGCGAACAACCAGCTGCGCTCGGACCAGTCCAAGGTGGGCGCGCAGACCTATGCTCAGCTGATCTCCTCGAGCTTCAACGTTGTCAACACGTCCGCCAGCATGAGTTCGTCCGGCGCCTACAGCTGGAACTACAGCGGCTCCGCGCCCGACATCACATAGCAGCCCCCGGCTAGGGTTCGCCTCCGGGTGGCCCTGCCGGGACACTGCGGGGCATGACAACTCCTGCCCGGCTCCAGCTGAAGATCTACCAGGGCGCCACGTTCCGCGAGGCGCTGGAGCGGCTGACCGTGCCGTACCCGGTGCGCTGGGACTGCGGCCAACTGGTGGACGCCTGCTCCGGCTTGCGCGTGCCCGATGCGGACATCACCCGCGAGGACTACACCGGCTGCACTGCGCGCATGCAGCTGCGGCGCGACATCGATGACGCACAAGTGCTGCTCGAATTGACCACAGAGAACGGTGGTATCGAACTGGATGGCGCCTGGCTGCGCCTGGTGATGACGGCCACCCAGACGGCGGCCCTGGAGTTTGGCGATCTGCCGCCGGCCTGGACTTCATGCATCGGCCAGGTCGAAGTCACGCGCCCGGGCGGCGATGTCGAACGCCAGTACGAGCTGAGCTTCGTGCTTCTGCCGGAGGGCACCCGGTGACCACCGTCGTTTCGTCCGACCTCTCTTCCGTTGTCATTGAGCGGCAGGCCTCTGTCGTGGTGACGCGCGAGGGCGGGCCAACCGTGGTGGTGCAGCAGCCGGCGCCGCGCCAGATCGTAGTGGCGCGCGGCATTCCCGGGCCGCAGGGCCGCCCTGGCGAGCCTGGTCCTGCTGGCGGCGCCTCGGTGCAGCGAACTGCTGGCGCCAACCTCTCGGCCCTGGTCGCTGTGTACGAGCTGAACGGAGCCGTGCACGCGCTGAGCGCTGACGATGCCATGCACATCGACCTGCTGCTGGGCATCACGCTGACGGCGGCCCAAGCCGGCGATCCGGTCAACGTGCAGCGGCTGGGTGCCATTGAGGACTCCGGCTGGAACTGGGTGCCGGGCCGTGTGTACCTCGGCGCCAATGGAGCGCTCACCCAGACACCGCCCACCAGTGGCTTCGACGTGCTCATTGGCTCTGCCGCATCCCCCACGCGCATTGCGCTGAATCTTCAAGACCCTATTTCACTGGAGTAAGCACTATGGCAACTCAACCCTCCCAGGGCTTTTTGGCCCGCGTCGCGGGCAAGACCCGCCAAATGTTCGGCCTTGTCGTTTCAGCCGGAGCAGCGGATGCCGGCAAGCTCGTGGCCACTGGATCGGACGGGCGGCTGGACCCCACGCTGCTACCCGCCGGCATCGGCGCCAACACGATCATTACTCCGGCGAGCGAGGCCATCGGCGCCGGCAAGTTCGTGAATTTCCATGCTAATGCTGGCGCGCTGAATGTGCGACTGGCCGACAACAGCAACGGCCGTCAAGCCGATGGCTTTGTGAAGGATGCCGTGGCTTCGGCCGGCAGTGCCACCGTCTATCCCTTGGACACCACGAACTCCGCGCTCACGGGCCTGACGCCTGGCAGCCGGTACTGGCTGGGCACGGCGGGCGGCGTCATCACGGCGGCGCTCGACCCCACTGACACGGCCAACGTAAACAAGGTCTGCCAGGAGCTGGGCACAGCCAAAAGCGCGACTGAATTGGTCACGGATGACCTGGGCTACGTGATTCTCTGAAATGACTGCACGCTGGCCTCTTGTAAGAATCGACGGGCGTACTCAGCAGTTGCCCCCGGGCGATACGCTGCAGCTCGATGCCGCATCGGGTAGCCGATTCCCCGGAGGGTTCTCCCGCTGGGCGGCGGCCAAGGCCCGTGGCGCATCCAGCCCGGCGCGCTTCGCCGTGATCGGCGACAGCAATGTGGCCGGCGAGGGCGCTGGCTCCGGCCCCCGGGGGCTCACCGGCGGTGCGGCCGCATCGTTCGCGCGCCGGCTTGCTGGGCTCCTGGGATTCCAGCACGCAAGCTTCTTCGGCGATCAGAACATCACCGTGAGCCCGGCAGTTGCCCTGTCCACCTACGACCCACGCCTGTCGCTGGGATCGGGTTGGGCGCCTGATGCATCGGTTTCCTCAATCGTGGGCGGGCGCTTCCTTGTGGCTGCAGGAGGCTCCTCGGGCAAACTGACATTTTCCCCGGTCTCATCCGTTGCGGGAATCCGGCTCTGGTATCCGACGCTGTCGGGGCTCAATACTGCGCTGTCCGTGGCCGTCGATGGCACCACCATCGATACGATCAATCAGTCCAGCTCCCCGAGCATTGCCCACCGGGACTACACCGTCTCGCCTGGCATGCACACAATAAGCATAGGGGCCGGCGCAAGCGGCAGTGCTTTTGTCTCGGGCATCGAATGCTGGGACGGCTCCGCAGCACCCGTGCTCCTGCAGGGCGGGTTTTGCACAGCGCGCGCGGTAGATCTCAACGTTGCGAGCAACCCCTGGAACAGCCGCCCTGGCGCCACAGCGCTCGCGCCAGACTACGCTCTGCTGTACTGCACCATCAACGACGCCATCGCATCGACCGATGTTGCCGCCTATTACGCTGATACGGAAGCGCTGGTGCGCAGCTTGGCCGCTACGGCTGATGGCTGCCTGTGCGTTGGATTCCCAGCGAGCACCGCCGCCGTGACATCCGGTCGGTACGACGCCTACGCCCAGGCGCTGCGCAGCATTGCAGCCGATGCAAACTGGTCGTACTTCGATGCGCGGGCCGTGCTTGGACGCTCCTACACCGTGGCTTCAGCCAAAGGCTACGCATTCGACAACTACCATCCCAGCCCAGCCGGGGCTCAAGCGCTGGCCGATGGACTGTACGCATTCCTCGCGCCGCATCTGTAGCCCCCGTGTAGGGTTCGCCAGCGCGGCCCGGCCCCGGAATCATCGGGGCCATGAAAACTGAAACCCTCGAAGCCATTGGCGCAGCAGGAAACAAGGCGACCATCCTTGGTGGCTCTGTCGCCGTGGCCGGCAAGATGTCTGCGGCAGACCTCGCGGCATACGTCGGGGCTCTGGTTGCGATCATCGGCCTGTTGATCACCTGGTTCTACAAGCGTGAGGCCGCCAAGCTCCGGCGCGCTGATGACGCCCGCAGGGAACGGGAGTTTCTGCGCAGGGATGCCGAGCGGCAATTGCGCATGGACCTGATGAGAGCTACCGGCGCGCCGGCACAGCACTACGACACAGATTTGGGCGTGCTCGAGGTGGACGAATGAACGCCGGCCGCGTTTCTGCCGCAGGCCTGGGCATCGGCGCCGCCATCTTGGCATCCTGGATCGCAGCCGAGGGATTCAGCGCTGCCCCCATCGTCCCTGTGCGCGGCGATGTGCCCACCATCGGCCATGGCGCCACGCGCTACGAGGACGGCACGCGCGTGACCATGACCGACCCGCCCATCACACGCGAACGGGCGCGCGAGCTGGCCATCAACCTGCTGGAGCAGCAGTACGGGGCCTGCGTGCGCGATTCGCTGGGCGACACGCCGGTGCATGCGACCGAGTTCGCCCAGGCCGTGGACTTTGCGGGCCAGTACGGCTGCGGGGCCTGGCGCGGCTCCTCGATGCTGGCGCGCACACGGGCTGGGGACTATGCCGAGGCCTGCAATGCCTACCTGGCCTATCGCTACATGACCAGCTCCCAGCCACTGCAGGGCTACAGCGCATACCAGTGGGATGCAGCTGGCCGCCCGAAGCGCTGGCGCTACGACTGCAGCACGCCCGGCAATCGCATCTGCCGCGGCGTCTGGACCCGTCAACAGGCGCGGCACGCCGCGTGTATGGAGGCCCAGCCATGAGCCCGATCTGGATTGCCATGTGGTGGTACTGGTGGAGGGGCGGGCGGTGATCCCCGCGCTCTACACCCATGTGGCCGCTGCCGCCGTGGCCGCCGCGCTGGCATGGCAGTTCCAGGGCGCGCGCCTGGGAGCCGAGCTGGCCGAGGCCCGGCTGGAGACCATCACCCAGCAGCTGGCCACCAGCACGGCGCAGCGCGCGGCCGACGCCCGCGTGCGCAGCGCCGAGCAGGCCATGAACACGAAATATCAAGGAGCCCTCAATGCCGCTCGTGACCGTGAGGCGCTGCTGCGCCGTGATCGTGACCAGCTGCTCGCTGTTGCTGACGGCCTGCGCGAGCAATCCGCAGATGCCGCCCGCCGACTTGCCAGCGCTCCCCCTGCTGCCGTCCTTGAGTACGCCACTGCCCTTGGAGTCGTATTTGAAGACTGCCGCGCAGCGTATGGGGACATGGCAGCAAAAGCTGCAGGGCACGCAGCTGATGTCCAAACCCTCGGCGCCGCCTGGCCCGTGATCCCGAGCCTGCCGGCCGCAGGCACCACCACAGAGAGCCACCCATGACACAACACACCTGCGGCAGCAACGGCTGCGGCCATGCATCGTCCTGCGCAGTGCACAACGAGCCCGCCATGCCGGCCGGCCCCTGCGACTGCTCCGTTGAAGCCGAGATCCAGGCCAAGGGCAAGACAGCGGCGCGGGTCACCCCCGATGACATTCAGCGGGAGATCGTCGGCGAGCATTACTTCACAGCCGAGCAGGGCGCGCGCCATCCCGATGCGAAGAACCCGCTGGACTTCGGCGACATCCCCGGGAACCTGGGCCTGCTGACCTTCTGCGTGCTGCGCCTGCGCAACGGCTTCACGGTGACCGGCGAAAGCGCGTGCGCCAGCCCCGAGAACTTCGACGCTGAGATCGGCCGCCGCATCGCGCGTGAGAACGCAGTGCAGAAGATCTGGCCGCTGCTGGGCTTCCGGCTGCGCGACAAGTTGGCGGGGGCGGGTATCGACAACTCCAGCAAGGCTGAGTAGGTTCTGGGCGAAGTGCTGCAAGTCGTGCAGACCTATCTGCCATCCAATGGCGGTACGCCCGAGGAGGCGATGAGCAAGATCATCGGCTTGGTGGACTCATGGCCTATGGGCACTGAACCGAGCAAGCCGAGTGTTGACGGTCTGAATGTGGGTTGATAGTATCGCTGCGTCGGGACCAAAGCGCATCCCGGCCGCAGTCGTCAAGCGACTGCCAGCCTCGCACTAAGTGCCGGCTCCTGATTTAGCCTCCAAGAGGCAACAGGAATAGCTCATGTCTATTCAGGTTGCCTATGAAAAGTCTTCGCAAACTTCGTACTCGTGCTTTCTGGTCGCAGCACTGCTGCTGCTTCTACTGCGGCTTGCCAATGTGGGATTCGACGTTTCATGGCCGATTCCTCAGTGATTACAAGCTGCCCGAAAGCTTGCTACCCCATGTGCGCTGTACGGCCGAGCACCTTATTGCAAAGCAAGAGGGTGGTCCAGACAGTGAGAAAAATATCGTTGCAGCATGCCACTGGTGCAACTCTAAGCGGCATGCGTACAGATCTCACTCTGCTCCTGACCCTGAGAAGTATCGCGCTGAAGTGCAGCGCGCCATGGCTCGGCGGTTGTGGCATCCAGCTGCTCGATGGCTGATGAGGGATGCGTGGCCGAGAATTCAGAGGGAATGAAAAAGCCACCCGAGGGTGGCTTCAGCTTCAAAGCTGGCGGCGCCGTATTCTGGCGAGGCCGAGCATGGCCAGGATGGCGGACATAAAGATCAGGCCCCATTCGGACAGGGTTGGGATGGCTTTCGAAGCGGCTGACGGAGCAACCAAGGGCGCGGCCAGTATGGCTGGATCGGCAAACAGGCCCGAAGTCTTGTTGGTGTCCAGCGGACCGTTGTCAGCAACTGTATAGGTCACCTGGTTGTTGTTGATCGAATCTGGCACGAACGTCTGCCAAGCTGCACCGTCCCATTTCATCATCGTCGCCCCTTGTGGCACCTGGCTAGGGTAGGTCAGTGTCACCGTCAGGTTGCTGCCCGGCTGGCATTGATCGGCGGCAAAGTCAACGGCCGCGAATGGGTAGCTGTAGGCTTGGGGCAATGCCAGTCGCTGCGCCAGGGGCAGACTGCTTGTGTTGGCGAAAGTCGTCGGACCTGTAAGCGTGCAGCCGGGGGCAGGGTTGGAAATGGTCAGCGCCACGCCTTGGCCCGAGGCGCTTTGTTGAGGTACCAGCACCAAGGCGGTGCTGGGCACACCGTTCAACACGAGGCTCGGGTTGGTGGCTGCGGGGCCGGTCAGAGTGCCGCCGTTCAAGGCGATGTTGCTGCCAACGGTGATACCGTCTGCGTCCATGTCACCCGCCTGCACGGTGTAAGAAAAGACCAGCGCCGTGCTGCCAGAGCCGCTGGCATAAGTAGCTTGGCGGATGGTGCTGCCGATGGTCAGGGGGATGGAGGGGACGCCGACCACTGTGACGGCTGCTGAGTAGTTCACCGTGAAGCTCAACACACTGCCCGTGCTATAGGCGCCGTTGGCAGGCACGTTGACGGACTGCACGGTGGGTGCTGGGTCCACCAGGGTCACGATCTTATCGTACGTGCAGTTGTTGGCGTCTGTGATGGTGACTGTATGGGTGCCCGCGCGCAGACCGGTGGCAGTGGCCGCAGTTGCACCCGAAGGAGACCAGGAGAACGTGTAGCCCGGTGTGCCGCCGGAGGGAGTGACGGTGGCCGTACCGTTGGCGCCGCCGACGCTGCTGGGGTCGGTATGCACCGCGGAGGCGGTGATGGCTGTAGGCTGGCTAACAGTAATAGATCTGTCGATGTAGTCTCCCAAGCTGTCAGTTACTCTCACGCTGTAAACGCCAGCGGCCAGTCCTGTGAGCATGGACGTGGTGGCGAGGTTGGACCACGCGTAGGTGTAGGGGGACGTTCCGCCGCCAGGGCTGATCGCTGCTATGCCAGTATGCGATCCATTGCAGGCAATGTTGGTCGTGGCCGTGGAGGTCACTAGCTGAGATGCGCGCGTCACTGTTACGGTGTAGGTCTTGACTGTGACGCCATCTTGCGCGGTCACCACTACCGAAATGGTGTTCGGGCCCACGTTAAGAGGAAGTGGTCCGGATGACGCGCCATTGGCAACGGGTGAACCGTTCACCAGCACTGTGGCAGTGCCATCGGCCATCGTAGGGGTGATGGTGATGGTGCTGGTCGGGTTGCTGACCTGCGCCGTGTAGTTGAGCTGGCCCGAGTTGAAACTCGGGAGCAACGCGCCGCTTGACAGGGTCAAGTCTGACAGATCGGCATTGTCGGACACTGCCCATGCTGGTGCAGCCAGAGCCAGCAACAACGCCATAAACGTGGCCCGCCCCAGGCCCAGGAGTAAAAGCAA